GCTACTAAAGATTTTTGAGCAGAGTATTTGTTAAGAGCTGTAGCTACAACTAAATCTTCAAGTAATTTTACAGGAACTTTACCGTCAGTAGACTTTATAACTCCGTTTTGAATTAAGTTGCTAATTATGTAAGGATTGTCTTTAATATAATTTTCTAAAAACTTAACTTGTTTTTTAAGTTCTTCTTTGTTTACTATTCTCTCAAGCACTGTAGAGCCTGGGCTAGACTTAAATAGGTTAGAAACCTTATTTCCTTTAGAATATCTTGCACCCTCTATTTCTTTAGCTAAAAATTCTACAAAGTCAGATTCTAAGCTTCCTCCAGCAGTTCTTAAATCTTTATACTTAGGAACAGTAACATTGTATCTCCTAGACTTTTCACTAAATACCATTATAGGCATTTGATATGAGTCTTCGTCTACAGTAAGCATTCTTAAAATGTCACTCATTAATATTTCGTCAGGAGAAAGGTTTACATAACTATCACCTTTTATCATTCCATCAATATCTGTTACTCTTACTCCAGATGAAGCTGAAATTTTAGGGTCTATTCCTAGTTTGTTTATTAAATAATCAAATACAGAATTATCAGAAACTTCTTTAATTGTTTTGTTTGTAGTCTTAGTTTTGTCTATAAGATATTGCTTCATAGAACTAAAGCCTTCATACAACGAAGATGTCTTGTTTAGAAGACTTGTGCCAGTTTCAAGTCTAGCCATATCAACCATTGTAATTTGATTAAGGTCTCTTGAAAGCATTGTTATTTCAGTTGCTATGCTTTTTAGTAACTCAGAATCTATTTTACCGTTAGACTTAATAATATCATTTACTACGTCTACAGCTTTAAGCGTTTTACCTTTGTGCATAAAAGTAAAAGACTCTTGTATTGCAAATTGGTCTAAATATGCTTGTACAGATTTAGATTTAAACTTAATATCACCTATAGCCTCTATTAATTCAAGCATATTAACTCTTTTAGAGTCTTTTAAGAGGTTAAGTCTATCTAAGCTTACATTTGTTTCATTGTCTGTAATAAGGTCTTCAATTACAAATTGTTCAAACTCAGCTATGCTGGGTTCTATAAAGTAATCAGAGTCTTGTTCTGTGTAAAATAAAATATCTCTTGACTCAACAACATTAGAGGACTGTTCGTGATGTATTCCTCTTGCTATAGCGTTTAAGTATTGATTAGAGCCAGCAACACTTCCGTATTTATCTTTATATAATTCTAAAGTAAATTGTTTAAATGCTTTTAATAGAGGCGTTTTAGGATTAATTATAGAGTCCATAAAGTCTGCTATAAACACATTTTCTCCTTTAGGAACTAAAGCCTGTCTAAACTCTTTTCTAATAGCCCTTCTAATAGCTCCTTCGTTGTAAAGATTTAACTCTCCTTCTAGCTTTCCGCTTTCTAATAAAAATTTACCTCTTTCGCTATTTAAGTAAAGAACAAAAGCGTCTATAAATTTAGATGTAGAAGACCTTTCGTTCTGTATTGCGACATTGTCATTAGAGTCTTTTGTCATCACAAAGTCATCTAACTCTTCTTCAAACAAGAAAGGTATTCTTTCAGAATTTTTATCTAATATTCCAGCTAATTCTAAAGCTTGTGTAATTTCATTATTACCTAAAGTACCTTCTGCTATAAGTTCACTTAATACTGAGCCAGATATGTCGTCTATACTTGCTTCGTCATATTGATAATTTTTGTTTTTATTTATAAGTCCAGAGGTAGCGGACTCTTGTTTATTAATAACATTTAAAAATATACGAGCTTCTTTTTGTAAAACCTCTTTTATTTGCTCTTGTGACAATTCTTTACCAGACAGCTCTTCTATAGAAGACATAATCATAGAGTCATACGCTCCTCTATTGTTTATAAGAATAGCTTTAACAAGCTCTGAGTTCTCATAATGTGCTTGAGCTATATCATTTAATGATTTGTTTGGTTTTTTTCTCATAACCCTAGAACTTCTTTTAGGCTTATGTATTTTACTTCTGCTGTCAGCGTTTCTTCTTATAATATCTAAAGCCTCTTCTAGCGTGTCTGCTCTATTAGCAGGAGAGTCCATTGCTTTTATAATTTCAAACTTTTGTTCGTCTGTAGTCTTAGAAGGAACTTTAATTTTTTCTGCAACAATATTAACTTTTCTTTTAAGTCTTTGCTCAGTCTTAACGTCTTTAGCTATTATGTCTGCAAGAGTAATGCTATCTTTTTCTAGGTAATGAGCAAAAGCTTCCTCTATAAGCAATTCTTGATTTTCTGGTTTAGCAATAGATATAGAGTCCATGCCCTCTATCTTTTTAAGTAAAGAGTTTATTTCATTAGTAAATATTCTACCTGTATTTAAACTTTCTACAATACTTTTTATATCACCTTCTATAGTAGAATTGTGGTCTAACATATTTTTAAGCACGTTAGGATTTCTTATTATTTCTTCAATAGTTTGTGGGCCTAATTCTGTGTCAAATAAAATTAACTCAGGATAAGTCTGCGTTATATTTTTAATTATTTTACCATCTTCAAGAATAAGTCTCTTAATGTCTTGCATTAAAGGAGTGTCTTTAAACAAAGGATACAAAACGTGTCCAAACTCATGTTTAACTATGTTAGCAAAGTCTGGTCCGTTAGCGGCATATATAGTTGCGTTTACTACAGCAGAAGTACCTGCTTCACCAAACATTTGCGACATTTCAGCTAAAGTAACAATAGCAGTGCCAGGATAGTTAGCGTCTTTTAAAGCGTAAACATAATGTAGTGAGTTTTGTTTTTTAGCTTCGTCAAATTCAGCTATAGCTTCTTTTACCTTTTTAGTTCTTTCTTTTCTAAAATTTCTTCTTTCTAATATTCCTAAAGGATTATACCAGCTATACTTGTATTTGTCTTTAGCTTTTTTAGCATCTTTTTTAGCCTTTCTTACAGACTCTTTTTTGCCTATAGGCTTTGACGGCTCTCCTTGTACTTTTCTAAGTTTAGACTCTTTAACTTCAGCCAAAGCTTTTTGAAGTATTTTTATTCTTTCTTCATCAGTTTCTTTATCTATTTCAGCTTGAATTTCAGCAATTTCTTTATCAAACTCTTCGTTAATTTTAGCTTTTAAAGGATTATCTTTTTCAGAGTTTTCTGTAACCTCTTCAAACTCTACATCTTCTATAACATCAGAAGAAACATCGTCTTTAACTTTAGGAGTATCAGACTTTTTGTTTTCTTCAGCTTTTTTTTCCTTCAATTCTTTTTTTACTATATCAAACTCTTCTTGAGTATAAACATCGCCTCCTTTTCTTTTTTGTATTTCCTCTACAACCTCTTCGTTACTAACAATAATATTGTTTGGGTCTGTCTGGTCTAAAACGCTAAGTTTTTCAAATTTAGGTTGTTTTTTAGTAAGGGCTTCTTTAACAGATTCAACTCCTTCTTTAACATTATCTACAACTTTTCCAATAACTTCTGCTCCCTTTTCTTTTGCTTTTTGAAAAGGAGACTTTTTAGTAGACTCAGAATCTTCAGCAGCTTTAGCTTTATTTTCTACAAAAGTTTTGTGCTTTTCGTTAAGAGTTTTTTCTATTGCTTCAATTTTAGCTGCAAACTCTTCTTGACTTGTTGTTCCGTCTACTCCGTTTTCAGTAAATGCTTCAGAAATTAATTTATCTAACTGCTCGTCTGTGAACATATCAGTATCAATATCTTTACTACCCTTATAAAACGCTCTAAATTTTTGAGTCATTATGTTGAACACATTTTCTTTAGGCATATCAAAAACCTGCTCACCTAAAGTAGGCTCTTGTCCTTCTGGCGCTTGTTCAGCTTGTTGTGCTTGCTCCTCTTGCTTTCTTTTTGTGTAGTCTGCTTTCGCTTTATTTACACCGTCAAAAACTCCTTGTGAAAATTCTTTTACTCCTTTACCAAACTTACCTATTTGACTTGTAGCGGATTTAACGGCATCTTTAATACCTTCTACGCTTGCTGCTTTTCTTACTTTAGATTTTGTAATTAAACTAGTAGTATAGGTGTTTATTTCTTCTTGTATTTCGCTGTTAGCAGTGTTAATTTTGTTTTTTAATTCATTAAAGTCTGCATCTAACTCTGCTATACGTTCATTAAAATTACTTATGGCTTGTTTTTTTGCAGTGTCAGATAAATTACTATTTTCTATTTCTTTAATTTGATTAATTAAATCAGCTTTATCTTCGTTGTATATGTCAGACTGTTCTTTAAATTCAGCAACATTTTTAGCAATACCAGTTTGCATTCTAAACAATCTTGACTTTTCACCTTCATTAATGTTTTTAATACCACTACCTATTTTTTCGTAAGTCTTTTTTTGTTTCTCCATAAAAGAAACAAGTTCAGTTTGTAGTTTTGCATCAACAGCACCACCTTCTTTACTTGCTTCTCCATTTATCCAGGCTAATAAGTTGTCATCGTTTTGGTCAGCTACAGACTGAGAAACCATGTCATACATTGCAGATGTTTTTTCATAAGTATCATCTTCTGAATTGTTGGCCCTATCCATTATAGAGCTTATAGCATCTATTTTTTTGTCATTTTCAAAACTCCTGTCTGCTACGTCATTAATTAAATTTGTGTATCCACCCACGGTAGAACCAGCCATACCAGATATAAGCGATATAGCTTTTGTTTTTCTTGCTTCATCAGATGAATAAAAGTCCCAGTAGGTAGGTGTTTTTTCTTCTTCACCCCTAGCTTCGTTAAAAGCTTTCTTTTCAATCCACTCTTGATAAGTTTCCTGAAACATCTCTTCAATACCTTCTGGAGCTAACATACCAGCAGCTTTTACACCTCTAGTTCCTTTAAGAAGTCCACCACTAAGTCCAGCTAACGCTCCTGTCTTAATAGCGTCACCCATACCCTCTTCTCCTAACGTAGCAGCACCAGCAATAGCAGCACCAGCAGCAGAACCAGCACTAGCATTAACTAATATATTTGCAGCTCTTTTACCAAATCCATTTTTTATTTGACCTAATTTCTGCGTTGCTTTACCTAATATAACCTTAGAACCACCTCCAAATGTAAATCCCCAGGACAAAGCGTCTACTGCCATCCACTTGGTATTGTCTATAAATATATCAGCAGCTATTTGTCCAGCCAATCTTCTTCCCTCGTCATCGTTTCCAAACTCCTCTATTGCTCTATCATAAGCCATACCAGCAACAATACCACCATCAACTAAGTTCATTCCTGCACCGCCACCAATACCAGCTACAAGCTTTCCTCTCGTACTTAGTCCTACAGAACCTTTTGTTCTTGTAAATAATTTACCAATACCTTTACCACCTATCTGTCCAATAGTTCTACCTGCTGGGTCTACAACTTTAGAAGATAATGCTCCAGCTTTTGATAATCTTGTTCCACCTTTTGCAATAGACTTAGTTGCCATTTTAGTCATAAGAGTTCCTGCTCCTTTAACTAGTCCTGCACCCCCTGCTATCATTGATAATAAGTTAGGGACTTGTCTTGCAAAGTCTGTAGTCCAAAAGTCTGCTGTTGCCATGTCTGACCACTTGAAGTCTTGTGACCCTGGCTTTTGATATGTTACAGCATAGTCTTGTAATTCTTGAGATGTATTTTCTTTAACCCAGTCAAAAAAGTTTTTGCTAAAGTCTAATCCAGCAGCCCTTTCTACTGCGGCAAAAGGTGTTGCAAAGTTATAAACTAATTGAGTTAAGTCTACAACCTGCTCTATAACGTCACCAGTACCAGCAACTAAACTTTTTCCAAGCTTTGTGCCTCCACTCATTAAAATATCTTCTTGGGTGTTTGCTACACGCTGTCCTTGTTGGTCTATAGTAAATCCTCCTTTTTGTTGTTGAAAAGCATCATACCCTCCTTCTCTTTTTTTAGTTGTAGCATCAACTTGTTCTTTTAATAGTTGATTCTGCAAGTTAGCAGAAGGTGAGTCTGGTTGTTGCGGAGCTTGTGGTTTTTGATTTCTTGAATTAAAAAAACTACCAGCGTCAGAAAATTTTCCCATCTTAATATTGTGAATTTGCGTTTAGTTGATTCCAGTCGTTTTGTAACTGTTGGAACTCATTTATTTCTTGTTGCGAATTTAAGCTATTTTTTACAAAACCATTAAACTCTGATATATTGTTTGTTAATAAAGCTTGACCTACCTTACTACTCTTATCTGATAGCGCTTCGTCTATTAAGTCTATTCTACTAAACAAATCAGACATACTAGACGACTGAGCCATTAAACTAGAAAGTAATGGAGTAAACATAGAGTTTGAAACACCATGTCTTTTAAATACAGGTAAAAGCGTATTGGCAGCTTCTGATTGAGTTTGTTCAACAAAAACATCATTACCATCAAAATGATTAGCAGAGATGTTTAGAATGCTTTGCTGTTTATTTTTTCTTTTATTGTCTTTGTGAGCTTTTTGATTTTTTCTATCACTAGCTTCATTAGAAATAATTTTAAAATCAGCTTCACTAGATATTTCAGAAGCTAAACTTTCAGACATTTTTATTTCTTTATAATAATAATCGTCTCTAATAGGGTCGTCTTCTCTTAACTGAGCAACCATAACCATAGAAGGCTTTGCTCCGCTAGCTTCGTAATTTCGTCTTAGTTCTTCATTTTTTGCAGGGTCATCTGTCATAACAGCTAGTTGTTCTTTGCCGTCTATTATATACTTGTAAGCATAATGATAACCTGTTACCTCTAAATCATAAGTTTCACTTTCTCCGCCTAAAGTCTCTCCGTACCATTGAGTTTCTTCTATTTGAGAACCATCAGATTGTTTAAATAATCCCACAGCTTCTACATTCTTTAACATTTTATTGTCTGAACCAAATACACTTTTAGTAATTTTATCTTCATAGTTTTCATAAACTCTTCCACTACCAACTACATTTACGCCCCTTTTAGTTTCAGGCTTTGCTTTTTTAGTGTAACCATGTCTACCAAGTTCACTTTCAACAACTGAAAATATATTTTCTGAAGCATTTGCTGAAAACGGATTAGTGTCATTAAGATTTATTTCTTGTAAGGTTTGAGCTGAATTAAGCAGTTCTCCTCCTACAGTTCTATCATCTTCTTTAGTACCCATCATCCCTGGCTGATTATTTAGGTATTTTTGAGTAATGTAATTATCTAGGTTAGCTTGAGTTACTTGAGAACGGTCTGTTATTCCATATTCTCTCATGTAATTAGAAATAATTATTTGCTGATTTTTTCCTTCGTTTCCTGCTAATACATCAGAAGGTAAAACCTCTCTACCTGAACTAACTGCGCTTTGATAGTTTCCTATCTCTTGTATTTGCCCAGAAAATCTAAAGGTATTAGTTTTGCCATCTATATAGTCTTTTAAAAGTTGCCCATCTCTATCCATAGCTAAGTGAGCTTTATCACTATTAGTTAATTCTATGTACTTAGCAACTTCTGCTTCGTTAGTTTTTATTTCACCAATCTTTGTTTCATAGTCTCCAATGGCTGTAGCCCACTTGTCAGTACCTTCAGCAATCATGTACTTCATTACATTACCTCCATACTTAGCTACGCCAAGCTTCATGTCATCAATAACATTGTCGAGGTTAGTAACTAATTGTTGTGCATCAGCTTTTCTAGTAGTTATTCCAGCGGCTGTCTTGTTTGCTACTTGTCTGTTTTGAGCTAAAGTCTGAGACAGCTGATACTGCTGTTGTTGTTTTTGTTGAGATATTTGATATTGCGTTTGTGCAATATTTAACTCTCTTGCTTTTGCAGCCTTTCTGTCTGAAGAAAAAATCCCTAATAGAGCTGCTGACGTACCTTTATTTATTTCCATTATTGTTCTGTTTCTGTATTGTTTTCATTATTTCCAAATAGTCCAGGCAAAACCCTAGAAGCAAATTTACCTAAAAGTCCAGAAGAATATTTTTCTTTTACATCATAACCTGCGCTAGCGTCATTTATCATAACTTGTGTAAGTTGATTTTGCATTGCGTCTGCTTTTGCATTATTAACATTATCCATAGCATACTTAAAAGCCGATGCAGCTAATTGTTGATTTGTGCTATATCTATTGTTAATTTCTTGCATTTTTTCATTCCTCATTTGTTGAGCGTTATTAATGTCAAACTTTTCTTTAAACATTAATGTTCTATTAAACTGCTCTTTATTAGCTTGCATTGCAGCATCGTCTTTCGCGGCAAAGTCTAATAATGCAGCTTGTCTTTGCGAGTCTAACACACCGCTCATAGCTAACAACTTAGCTCTGTCTCCAGCAGTTCCTCTAACAGCGTTTTCTATACCTAAAGCATAAGAGTCGCTAATCTGTTTTCTAGCCGCAGCTTCTTGGTCAGGACTAAAGCCTCTTTTTGATAACTGCTCTTGCTGATATAGCTCTGCATTAAAAGCATCAGAAAGCTCAGGCATATCTATTTCAGCTTGCGGCTCGTTAGCAGCCTTTAATGCTTTAGCTCCTATCAATGCAGAAGCAACAGTGCTAAAACCTCCTATGCTGTCTAGCAATCCTTTTTGTACAGTCATTTCAGGAAGACCCCCTGTATTAGCTAAATCGTCATTAGCTAAATCGTCATTAGCTAAGTCGTCTCCATCACCATCTATGTTTCCAACGACTGGGTCGTCTGTTCCATCTACTACATCTTCGTCTGACTCATTAACTATTTTTTCTTCTCCATCATCAGTATATTCTACTTTAGGAGGTATAATTGCAGGCTTACCTTCATTAGCTATTTCTTTGCTATTGTAGTTTAAAATTAAATCTTTATCTTCAATAACTACATTCTGTACGTCTTCAATAGTGTTTCCAAACGGGCCTTCTGTTATAACATTACCAGTGTTAGTAGATAAATCAATAGCAACTTTGTCTATTTTTGCTTTAATAGAATTAATATCTTCTAAAGAAAAGTTGTCTGGATTTTTTTGCATTTCAGCAAGTTGTTTTCTTAAATCCTTTTCTTGCTGTACTAGTTTGCTTAAGTTTTTACTTGCATCTCTTTGTTTTATGCTATTATTTATATTATTTAATTCTTGTTTAGCTTTTTCGTAAGCAACCTTATCTTTAGGGCTTTTAGTCTTTTCGTATCTTAATTTTAACTTAGCAATATTAATATTAGCTGCATTAATTTTTTTAGCGTCTTCTTTTTTTTGTTTTTTGTTTTCGTTTTCTAAAATTACATCTGCATTATTAATATTTTTTTCGCTTTCTGCATCAGAAAGTTGTTTTAATATTTTTACGTCAGTTTCTTTTTGTATAGGAGCAGAATCAAAAAACGAGAATCTTTTTTGAAAAGAAACTTGTTCATTACCATCTCCAAAATACGGCCTATAATAAGTAGTGCCATCTTCAAGTTTTTCTTCTTTAAAATTAGAGCTTGCTCCTCCTGGTGTTTTTCCAAGTGGGTCTGTATACATTCCTCCAATTTGATTTATTTCTTCTTCGGTTAAACTTGTTTCGCTACTAGTAGTATGTTCCCAAGATTTAGTTTCTGTATTATAGTTAGAATTAATGCTAATATACTCTTTAGTCTTATTGTCATAAACTCTGTAAGACCTTTCTAGTTTAGTTTGAATTGTATTAGATTCATTATCTTCACTTACTTCTTCTTCATTATTTAACTCTACTTCTTCTTCTTCGTTGTTGTTTTGTTGTATTTTTTCATCAACAGTAAGTTCTGTGTCGTTTGTAAAAAATGTATTTCTATCTATTTGTTGAAAAACACCATCTTTATCTGTATATGTTATTTTTTGTTGTCCATTTATTTCAGTAAATCTAGCGCTTGGCCCGTACTTAGCTTCTATGTCGTCTACAGTAACCTCTTTAGCCGTAGTATAGTTTGATTCTAAGTCTAAATCAGCAACTCCATTTATTCTTGATTGTATTTTTTCTTGAGACTGGTTAGCAGGCCTTTCAAAATTTATCATAAATGATTTTGTAGAGTCTGCAACAGAAGTAAAATCTTGTTTTAAATAATTTTTTCCGTCTGTCTCTTGTAGCGCAAAGTCTATTTGTCCTTTCCAGTTAGTTTTCCAATCTTCACCAACTGCATCAACCATATTTTTAAATCTACTTCCTTGATGTTGAAATAAACCTCCTGCTGATGGACTAATGTCTGCTATTAAATTTTCTTCTACTTTTTGACCAGCTTTTGTAGGATGATTTTCGCTATAAACATAACTACCTCCTTTTTTGTTAACTAGCTTTTCTTTATTTTTTAATTTACCCGTTGGGTCAGCTATCATAAAGTCTCCTCTTACGCCAGAGTCAAATGCGCTTTCAGCTTTAATGTTAGCTATCATGCCCATAGCGTGTTCGTGCGTAACGCCTGGCTTATTTCTTAGGTAATTATATATTTCTTGTTCTGTTGCCATTATGATATGTCGTAAGTATTGTTATATTTAGAAGCCATTTCCATGTAGTCTGTATTAGCATCAATTAAATCTTGTTTTTGCTCTAACTTTCTGCTTTTGTATTGAGCTTCTTCTTTTGCTTCTCTTGCTTCTTTTCTCTTTTTCTTTTTATGCTTACGGTACATAAGCAAACCAGCACCTAAAGCTAAAGGAGCTAAAGGAGCTAGTGCAGGCAATCCTGCGCCACCTCCAATTTTTCCTAAAATTCCTTTTAGTCCACCCGTACCTAACAATGGCTTTACTTTACTTACTAAATTCACTCCTTGAGTAACTGTGTTTATTAAGCTACCAGGGCCAGTATTTCTAAAACTTTCATCAGCAGGACTTTGGTTTTGTTGAGACATTTTATATAGCGATTGATTAGGGTCAGTGCTTTCTCCTAAGTTAGAACCAGGAGCTAGACCCATTGAGCTATATGCGTATGGGTCTTGTAAGGAATTACCATAATTAATCGCAGACATTGATGGAGAACCACTTAAATTCATTCCTTGACCACCCTGCATTCCAAAGTCTAAATTTGCATTTTCATTAACAACAGCTCCTGGTGAGCTTATTAATTGTCTTATTTGCTCGTCAGTCATACCTGCAAAAGCTGGGTCATTTCTGAAAGTTGTAAATTCGGAATCGTCTACCATTATTTAAAAGATTGTCTAATTTTAGCTACTATCGCAAAGATACTAAATTTAGTGTTATTGTTATTTTTAAGTTTTATTTTAGCGTAAGTACCAACAAGCCTTTTTGCTGCCGTCTTACCTCTTAGTGGAAAGTTAAGTATACCTTCTCTAAGTGTGTGTATTAAATCACTAGCAAATGTAGTGGTTTGTTCTGCTGTTTTGTCTGTACTAAAAGCTGCTCCAGTTAAACTTACAGTTCCGCTATTATCAGTATCACCTATAACCTCAACAGCATCAAACTTTTTACTATTTACAGCTCCATCATTTACTATAATTTCTATGTCTTGCTCATAAGTACTTGTAAATATTTTACCATAGTTAGAAGCGTCTTTGTCAAATTCGTAAACCTTACTGCAAGCAGCATTACCATTACCTATATTTTCATTTATTCTACCATGAGAATACAAATTACCTTGGTGCATAATCCACAAAGGTGGAGTTGCGTTTGATTTACTTTCAAAAGCATTGATATACTCGTTGTAAGCAATAGATATTTTATTAACAGTGCTTCCAGTTTTATCAGAAAAAGTAAATATTACTCTTTTTTCTTTTTGGTCATAACCTATACTTACACCTTTAGCATCACTAGCAAAATGTTGTTGCGAGTCTTGTATTCTTGGGTATGTAGTATTAGGCTTTTTAGACTTAAAAGTAGACGTGGAAGAAATTGTGTCATTCATAAACTTCATCACTCCTTTATCAGAAATGCTTTCAAGCCTATCAGTAAACCTATGTATCTTCGAGTTTTTTGCATCTATAAAATACAAAGCATTATCTGTAGATAAAACCCCTTCTCTATGTATGCTTCCGTATTGTTTTGATATATAAGAGTGATTTTCAATAGTATTAGCAGAGCCAATTAAAATTCCTTCTGCTCCTCCAATTAAAGCTCTACTATTAATAAATAATTTTGCAAATCCTGAGTCTTGTAAACAATATAAATTGTCTCTAAAATTAACTATAGAGTTTATTTCACCAGCATCATTATCTAAATCGTGAAACTGCACAACAGGAAATTGTCTATAAGAATCTTCTAATTCTCCAGAAACTTTGCTTTTGCTGTATGCAACTTGAACAGGTTGGTCTAAGTCTATAGCTTTTTTTGATTCGTCTACAGATATATAGCCTTTAAAGCTTGGCTCTTGACTGTAAACAGAATTGTATAATAAGTCGTTTTTATTTGGTATTACATCAGGAAAAAATCCAGCTTCAGCTTTACCTGCTTGTAAATGAAATCCACTTCTCATGTCTGGATTAACTCTTGACTCTACAGGAAACGTTATAAACTTAGCGGCAGAACCGTCTGGATGATAATGAGACATTGTTAATTGATGAGAAAAAATAGATGTAAATACATCTCCACCATGAACAGTCATTTTAAAATTTGTGTTTATAGTATGTCCAGGAACAACTACCTTAGTAAATTCTCCAGCTTTAATGTATCTTGTGTTAAACAAAGAGTCATTTGTTACTCCACCATACATAGACTCTCTTTCAGAGCTACTTTTAACTATGTCTACAAGTAACATATAAGGATTCTTTTTGTGTCTATAAGAGTTAGGCCATAGCAAATTACCATCACCTAAAATAAGTCTATTAAGGTTAGGTATTCTTGGCATACCAGAAGGAGAAACAAATATTCCTTTATTACCTTTTTGTACACTTTTTACCTTTAGATAAGAAGTTGATGCCGAGTCAACTAAATAAGATTCAAAATAACTTGTATATGTAGTATCATCATCATCAGTAGCTCCTTCTGGAGTTAGTCCTGCTGCCCTTACGTTACCATAAGTCATGTTAATAAAATTCTTATTGTATTTATTAACTCTAGTAGTGTCTCCTTCTAAAATTTCCTCTGCCTGGTCTAAAAGAATACTTCTAGCGTATAGAAGTTTTGCATCATTACTACCAGTAGGATTACTAGCGCTTATGTCAAAAAAGTAACTACCAAAATTGCCGTTATTGTTATAAGCTTTAATTGCAGAGTCTCCATTGCTAAATGTTTGTTCTGCTAAAATTGAAAACTGTGCATCTACAGTATATGTTTTTCCAAAATATTTAATCTGACCATCTGTTGGATTAACAACTTTTTCTCCATAAAATCTATTTCCAGCAGTTGTATTTCCAAACGTATAAGCTTGTGTTGATTGAAACTGAATGTTGTCTTTAAGACTTAATGTAGATACGGTTTTTATTCTGTCGGTTGATGAGTGTTTGTATGGATAAACACCAAAAAGACTATCTGGGCTATAAACTACACCTATGTTTGGAACACCCCAAAATCTATTTCTTACAGCACTTGTGTCTGAATAGTTTTGTGTGTATGAAGAACCAAAAACAAAAGACGTAGGCTCGCTATCGTTAGTTTCATCATGCTCATCGTAAAAAATGTGTTCTGCTACTCCATACTTTGCTCTAAAGTCTTCTAGCTTTTCATTAACTAAAATTCTATTAGCCTCATTAGTACCACCTATGTTTCCTTCTGCTTCATTTTTAAGAGCGTCAGAAGTTCCTTCATCATTAAATATAAAGTTGGCTGCCTCTCTAAAAAGTCCAGACTGCATTACAGATGCGTCTTGCATACTTCTTTCGGCTCTTACTACTTGAAATCCTGATATTTTATCTAAAACAGACTGGGGAAACTTAAACTCGCACACTATAGCTAAGTCCATAGTGTAGTGTTTAAAAGTACGCTGTGAAGCTGAGTCCGTGTCTGTAATTGGATATAAAAAATTTCTTGCGCTATTATGAGTTGCGTTAAAATTAGAAACCCCGTTATGAGCAAAATTAGGTAATTTAACGTGTCCAGGGACAGCTATGCCGTCTACCACATCAAGCCTATAGTCTTCTGCGCAAACATTACCATTTATTTTTGGTGGAGAAGCAACAGTTGTAGTTATACTTACTGGATTTTCATCATTTTTTGATTGTTGTACAACTCCTAATTCTAATTGTAAATTTCTATCTCCATGCTCAGGCATTTGGACATCTCCCATCCACAAGGTGTTTATTGGGTTTCCTTTTTTATCAAAAAACAACACACCCAATCTATATATTTCTCCTCTTTTGTAGCCTTTTAAAGTAAGCATTTGAGGGTCTTTATTGCCAGAAGATGTGGTGCTAGAAAAAACTTTTGCGTCAACGTTGCATATATCAACAGATGTTATACTATCATTAGTTTGTATGTAGGGTGGTTCTGAAGCTTGACCTTTTACTTCATCTGAAACTTTTGGAATTGTTTTAAATGAAAGTCTTACTCCAGCTCCAGAGTTGTAACCAGGAGACATTGCGCCTAAAACTCTTGACTTACCACTTACTTGATTTACTTCACTAGCGTCTACAGTTTCATTTAAGCTATAACTGTAGCCTCCTGTAGAACTTAATTCATCAGCGGTAATTGTAATAGATTGAAGAAAGTAAGTGTAAGTGTGAGATGTAACAAGATTAAGATTGATGTTGTCGCTTGTTATAATATCAACCTCGTCTAGCTCTATAAATAATTTTCTAACTCCAGTAGGAACATTTGTAATTGTGAGTCCAATATTATCCCAGGAAGTCATATATCCAGTAGCTCCTTGACCATTACCAAAATTACCTTCACCTACTTCTCCTCCGTTTACAACGTGTGTAGTTGATGTGTCTTGCCAGTTTCCAGCACTATTATAAAACTTATTATAAGTTCCATCTCCTGTTGTATCTACTTTTATTCTCCAGTGATATTTAAACTTATCTGTAGCTTCATAATTTTTTACGCTGTCATTACCTCCTGCATTAATATACTTTGCAGAAGAAAATATAGTTAAATTTTCAAAGTCTACGCCAGAACTAAAAGTTTCTTCAACAGGCGTACCTAGTGTAAAGCCATCGTTTTTTGGTTGATACAAAACTGATTGAGTTGTAGGAGTAGATGAGCTTAAATTTTTAGAATATTTAACATGATAAGTTTGAGGCAAAAATCTATAATTATTTACATCTTGATTAGCCCTTACATACTCTCCGTTTAACAAATACCTTGTAGCTTTTTTATTCCCTGTAGTACTGTTCCACCTTTCTAGGGTAGGATTAAACTCATCAGAACTTACAAAAGCGTCTCTTTTTCTTGTGTTTACAGCAAATAAAATATTGTCTTTGATTGCTAAATCTTTTGCTACATCAAAAGTATTTTTAGGCTCAAGTATTTCGTTAATAGAGACTTCGCTATCACTTTCAATTCTACTATGAGTAAAGGTTATAGAGTTTGAGCCGTCTACAAGTCTGTCAGAAACAAGATACACTTTTTGTGTGCCATTAAGTTGTTCGTAAAAAATAGCAAAAAGTTTTGCTCTTTCAAAAGTTGAATCTACATTGTCAAGCCTTAAGGTTAAACCCATTGTAGAGTCTATTCCTTGAGGAGAACCCATAAAGTTTTTATAAGCTCCTGTATTAGCCGTAGTATGATAAAGTCCAGACAAAGGTAAAGCTGCTGTTTCTGCACCATCCTGAGTAATATACTTTACGCAATACTGATAAGCACCAACTTTTAAAGAGCCTCCTACAACGCCTGCTAAATATGGGCTTTGTGGTTTTACAGAAGGCAACAGTTCTAAATTATTTATAGGTAACTGAGTAATTGTTATTGGATAGTATTCTAATTCATAGACTTTAAGCTCTAAGTTCATAGACCTTACTGGGTTTATATTGTCAGTCCAGTAAATTCTTCTTGTTGATTTATTTTCATAAGAACCTACAATTTTTACTGGCTGTGTTTCTGTCATATTCAAAGCAGCAGAATACAAGTGGGTTGCAGCACCAACAGAATTTGTTTCACTAGTAAAAGAATCGTCATCATTTTTAGTAAACATAAAAATCTTTGTAGTAGAAGTTGATGCTGTAATTCCGTCTACGTGAATTAAAACAATTTTATCTGCAAAAGAATAATAACCTACAATATTACCATCTGTAAGTCCAGTATCAATTCTTTCTGTTTGACCTTTAAAGTTTTCTACAGAAAATGTATTTCCTTCAAGTCCAACTATTTTAATGTTATTTGCGTCCCTGTATGTGCCTGGAGGCTGCATTCTTGGGTCAACATCCATGTTAAGTCCAGCCTGAAATGTATTTGGTTTTGCTTTTGGCATTATTAGTGATTTTTAAGACCGTTAGAAGACTTTATTGGAATTAAAGTGTTCCAATACTTACCTATCTCAGAAAGCTCCTGAGAGCTTGGCATTCCATCAATACCTCTCGCTTGTCCACATAGAAAGAACCATCTTTTTTGTAAATCGTCTACAACGTATCGAGGAACTTTACCATTATAGTAATCTATATTTTTAATCATCCACATACAATAAGCTACAACCGCCTCAATGTGAGCGTCATTAATTTTAGGGTATCCATTATCGTCTAAAGGTATTGTAAGCACAGATAAGGTAAGAACTACCCCGTCATCAAGCTTTGCGTTTATATATCCATCTTGTATATAATACCTGTCTCCAGTCACCATGTTGTCGGTGTCTGCATCTACCCCTACAGGATTTCCTCTAAAGTGAGCATGAGTTGGTTTCATTATAGAACTGCTATTAGATACAGAAAGAACCTTAACTATGTTAGAGGGCAATGCAGCTCTATTAGAAGCTATAGTTACATTTTCTTCTGTTTGTATAAAAGACTTTAAGCCTCCAATAAACTTTTCTGCTTCAAAAGCCCATTCTATTATACTCTGTTCTTTGTCTAAAACATCAATACCTAAGTTTCTAGTTACTGAAGCTAATACTCGTTTGATAGATACAAAATTCATATTTAAAAGTCGTTACCTTTGTTTAATTCATTATTAATGGCTTTTTTAAAAAATCCCATTGGATTAATTTTTGCCATTTTATATTTTTTAGGCCTTAACCAAACCAACTTATAATAGTAGTCGTTTAGTATTGGCACTTTATATGTTACTTTGTTTCCTTGCTCATCAACTTCGTTAATATTACACCTATAATGAAAAGCTCTTTTTTGTAGCATTTTCTTTATATATACCTTACCAAATCTTGCTGGCAATGTAACTGTTGCTTTTTCAACAACCAATTCGTGTATTAACTCTTCAAAAAACGTTTTTATTATACTGTAAAAACCACTATAACTTATTTTTTCTATATCTCCTTTTATAGAGTTATAAATATCCTTAACGCTGACGTATTTGTCTTTGTACTTCCGTTGGTGCTTCTCCATCTATTTCTTTATCTCTTGGTGTTGCCATTATTACACGATATTCTTTAGCTAATATTTCCTGAGTTAAAGTTGTAATTAATTCAGGAGGCAAAGGATATATGCTTGTGTCTTTATCAAACAACCCTTCGTTTGTAGTAATTTCTGTTGGATTAAAATATATAGCAGCTATTTGTATGTAATCTCCAGTATCCAAACGAAAATTTGAAAAATAAAGTCTACCATCTTGTATTCTTGCAGATTTTTTTCCAGAAGTAAATCTATTACCGCTTAAATAAGCCGCAGCACCTTTTGTTCCAACTTCTACATATTCTGATGTACCAGCACTAGAATCATAAAAAACTATACTCTTAACAGCTCTATTTTCATTAAAGTTAATTACAGAAGGAAAGTCTACAAATGAATTGTTGTCTGTTGTTGATGTATGTTTAAAATTCTGTAAAGTCTGAGGGTGTACGCTTCTACCAGAATTAGTGTATTGAATAAGAGCTTCAGCTCTATATGCGTGAACTAAAAATTCTACTTGAGAGTCAGAAATTTTAGAGTCTTCTGTAAGAGAAGCGCCTCCTTCAGCTATGTTTTTTATATTGTATACTATTTCACGTAAAGTTGCCATATTGCAAAGTTAATTAAATTAAATGAAAATAGGCTTCATCACTGATAGTGAATCCACCTACTTTCGAACAAGGAGAAACAAAAAGAGCCTCTTTAATATTTTTATTCACTTCGTTTCCCTTCGATTGAATTAGTTTGGTAAAGAGGGCTTTCTATGTTTGCAGTCATCATTCTTACAGCTATTCTTATAATATTGTCTGCTTCTCTTGGTGAAGCTCCTAGGTTTTTTATAGCACTTCCTCCATCAGACCACTCGTATGGAGCATAAGCCATTGTTGTTGCTCCTAACTGAGCGTTAGAGGTTGCTATAGTTTCAGCAGATGTTCCGCCATTATTTCCTCCAGCTACATTAGACAGCAATGGGTATGTAAAGTAATTCATTTGAAATTTAGCAGAAGTAGGACTTTCATCAATTTTCAACCTACCGCTAGACATATCAGAACCAGCTCCAGCATTGTCAATAGCAACACCTGTAACAGTTCCGCTACCATTTATAGTTGCCGTAAAAACTGCTCCTGTAGAAGAACTATTATCCCTAGATGTTACTGCTGGTGCTGAAGCGTATCCAGCCCCTCCATCAATTATTGATACTGATGCAACTGTTCCAGCAGCACCACCACTACCTATGGTAAAACTAACTAAAGCATCATTGGCAACTAAATCTGTGCTTGGAAATATTTTAAGTTTGTTTTCATGATAATTATAAACCCTATCTCCAACAGCGGGAGTGTTAAAAGGGTCTTTAATATCTTCAAGAGCTAAAGTTCCAGGATTCATAGGATTTACTTTCTCCCAGTTACCATTAACAGTTTTAACTCTAAGATTAATTAATTTGTAAAAAGGATAAACAACTCCTGTTGCCCAAATAAGTGGATGTGGCGTAATTTCTTTTGTCGAATTAGCAAGATTTATTACACCATCTTCTTTAAAAGTTCTTTCTGTGCTTTGAACAAATTTACCGCCCTCATGACTTTCTTGTCCTGCATTTTCCAAATAGTCTGAAGTTAATCCTTCAAACCATTCCATAATAGCCATAGAAAGAAATTTATCTTTCTCGGCTGTCGTGAAATATGCTTGGTCTGCTTTATCAAGCAGTAAGTCCATTAAGTTGTGAGCTTCTAAAAACGTCATTATTTAACTTTACTTTTTTTAGTTGGTTTTATTTCAACACTTACGTTACCTCTAAGCTCTTGTTTCATTAAAGCGTAAATATCGGCATTTTCCTTCAACCACACAATAGTAGCTTCTTCTGTTAAGCCCATAACTACTCTGTTATGCTTATAAGAGCCTCTATCTTTAGATATAATACCTTTGTCTATAGCCTTACGTATAAAAACAATGTCTTCTTTTTCTGGATGCGTGTAAAGCTCCATAAATTTGTCTGAACTTATGCTAGCCATTTTAATAAGTCTAGCTTTAATAATGTCTGTGTCTGCGTCTAAAGGAATACCGCAAAGTCTAGCAAAATCGTTTGACTCAACCATTCCCATTTTAGAAGCAACTAATATAGCGTCAGCTGAAGATAATAAAGCTTCCACTTCTTTTTCTTCGTTTACTTTTAAATCGTGTAAATGATAAGAGCTTTTTAATGGATGATTTCTTAAAAAATCAACTAACTTTTTATCATGCTCATCTGCATAATCAAACTCTAAGCTTGTTTTTGTAATTGTATACGTTCCTGGAGCTTCTCCATTAATGTCTTCGTATTTAACGTATCTACCTTTTTCGTCTTTGTAGTCAGACAACGTTAAAGAAGAAAATCTTTTTGGGTGTGCTACTAATAATTGTACTCTATGTTTCATAATTATTTAAAAATTTGTTAATACCTGTTCTAAAATTGAGGGAGGAATTAACCTCCCCCAAATTAGTGTGTAATATGAATTACGAAGTTTTTGTAAAGATTCCACAAGAAAGTGGGTTTCTTACAATAATTCCTGATTCAGACATTACGTGACATTCAAAAGCATCATCGCCATTAGCAGCCATCATACCTTTAAAGTCATAAGGATTAACCATACCTGGTACATACTTACGGATGTAGTTTCTGTTGTACCCTTCAGCACCTTTAGCAACTAGTTCAATGTTTGAACCATCACCTTGTGAAGAAAAGTCTAAGAAAGCCATTTTTCCGCCTTCGTTTGCGTCAGCGTGTAGATTTGGGTCATCAAATGCTGGGCAGTAAGCCATAGTAATTTTATTACCTAAAGCGTTGTAAGATGTAAAGTTTACACCTAATTCAACATCTTGTCCAGCTTGAGCATCAAAAATCATAGCACCACCTGCTCCGTTAGACGAAGTTCCAGGCCCTACCAATAAATCTTTCATAGCTCTGTGGAATTGCTTACGTCCTTCAGTACCTGTCATTACAACGTACTCCATACCTTCAGCAGTAGTAGCATTTTTAGAAAGAGTAGCCATATAGTCTACTAAATTTTCTTCAGTTAAAGAACCGCTATAAGAACCATCGTTAGAACCAGTGATTTGAGCCAAGATACCGTCTCCAGTCTGTACAACAGAAGAGTCAGCGTCAGTAAGTGTAGAAGCAGTGTTCTCACCAGGAGCGCCCACAGAACCACCTAAACCAGCAGAACGTACACCGTACCATCTTTGAAGCTCTAATTGATACATAAACTCTTGAATCATTAATTCTTCAGCAGTAAAGTACCATAAAGCCTGTCCATTGTTTTCAATCCAAGTAACGTCAGATAGTTGTCCACCAGTAACTTTTTTCTTCTTACGAGAAATAGTTAACCAGTTTTTGTATGTATCTGGGTAAACTTGGTTTTGACCTACAGTAGAACCTAAAGAAGCTTCACCGTAAGCAGAAGCGATAGTACCAGCAACAACATCACCATGAAGGTCAGAACCGTTAACGTCACCAGAGATAAGTCTAAACTTAACTACTTTGTAACCGCCACCAGCAGTAATACCTGTTCCAGTTTCATCACCTGATGCAATAACAGCTAAAACCAAAGCAGTTGCTCCACCTTTAAATCTTACAACATCATTTCTGTTACAAAGAACATAGTGACCATTTGTAGAGTTGTCTTTAAACGTAGCGTAAAAAACTTCGTTAGCAGTATCTGCAACATCTTGTGTGTTGTCAGTAGTTGCTGTATAAGCACCCGTATCGTTTAAGTCAAAGAAACCGTGACCTACTAGAGGTTTGTTAGTTCTACCTAATACTTTCCACTCGTAAGAGTTGTCAGCCAATACTTTTGCGTTAGAGAAACGGCCAGCACGCTCTAATAAATAAGTTAAAGAATAACGTTGGTGCTGACGAACCAATGTTTTTGAAATTTCTGGGTACTTCAAAAGATTATCTACAAGAGAGTTGCTTTTTTCAGTATTTACCCCATAAGTACCATTAAATGTTTTCATAGTAAATGAATTAAATATTATTATTATTATTAAAAATCTCTTGCATGAATTACTCTTGACTTTACTTGTTAGTGAAACTTTGTTTCGGACTAAGCATCATCTCATTCGGGCTTCATACATACCCGACTATTTTCTTGAGAACTGCGATGGGTCAAATGCCTTTGACGACACAGGTCTCGGTTTTGAAGTCCTCCCTAAGTCTGGAGAAGTAATGTTGTCTAGGATTTGAGACTTACCATCTTCATATCCTTTTTTAGACTGTAGCGACATAACGCGTTCTTTGAACAGTTTAAACATCGCTTGTTCAAATACTTCTTCATGCGAAGAACTCAAATCTTTATAAAAATCACCACTAGTGATGTATTTATATACTTCTTTCTTTTGTTCCTTTCCTAAATTATAACCATAAAAGTCCTCACGTTCCTTAATAGTTTTTTGTAGCTGAATTTTATTTTCTTCAACCTTTTCAGCTTGTTGTTGTTTTTCTAACTTAGCTTGAGCTTTTGCTTGAGATTCTTTCTCTACAATATGCTTTCTAACGTCATTACGAATTTTTAAAGCTTCATACTTTAGTGTTCCAGAGTCATCAAGTCTATCTATATAGTCTTCTATTTCTCCTTCACCAAAGCCTCTAGCTTTTAATTCTTCAACCATTATACCTCTGTCATCTAACTTTAGCAAAGACTCAAACTCCTCAAATTCTTTTTCGGGAGCAACAGCCTTTTCTTCCTCTTTAGCGTCTTCAACATTTTTTAAGGCTGCTTGTATTTCTTCTTTAGTGCTTTTTCCATCAAGTCCAAGTTGTGCTGCAATCGCTCCCCAATTAACATCGTCTCTTGCAACATCATCTCCAGGTTTTGATTCTTCAACAACTTCTTTTTCTTCAAAAGACCAGTCGTCTGCACCTTCTTCCGTAGCTTTCGCTTCTTCAGTGTTTTTACTATCAACAGCTTCAGTAGCTGTAACCTCTTCAGAAACAAAATCGTCTCCAAAAGCAATAGGGTTAAAAGACTTTTCACTTGTCTCAGAATTATCTACTATTGCACTTTTATTTTCTTCGCTCATAATATAATTATTTTTGTTACTCCGTTGCAAATATACAATTTATCCTAATAACTCGTCTAAACCTTTGTTTTCACTAGGAAGTTTGGAGTTTGGGACTTGCGTACCTAGCTGATATTTTCCGTTATCTTGCATACCAGCCATCTTTGTTCTTTCTTTCATGTCAGAAATATCTCTATTTCCGTCATCTCTTATGTCTGCTATTTTCTTTTTAGCTTCAGTTTCAAGTTCAGCAACCTTAACCTTACCCCCAACCCTAACTTGTTCTAACTCTAAGTTTCTAGCGTGTTCAGCGTTTCTTGCTTGCTCTTGCATTTCAGCTTGTTGCTGTTGCATAGCCATTTGTTGTTGCTGCTGTTCCGCCATAACCTTCATAGCTCTTTCTAAGGTATGTTCTGCCTCAGTAGCCGTGTCAGCTTTTAAAACTTTAAGAATGTCTAATAAACCAGCTTTACCAGACTGCATAGCTGCTTGAGCAACTTGATTTATTATTTGCTTATCAGATTGTTCTTTACCAGTGTCTCCTACAAATACTCCGTAGTCATTAAGATTAATTTCACCTGGCATTACACTTAAAATTTTATGAGCGCCATCACCTAGTATTGTAGCAGCCTTGTGTCCATCTTTCCAAGCAAGCTTCATCAAGTTAGCAAGTCTTTCAAAACATCTTTTTTTAGTTTCATTGTGCATAAAGAACCAAGTTTCTGTAGTTAGTGCAGACTGCTGAACAGACCTTTGCACGTTACCTACATACTCACTTGTGTTAATAGCTCCAGCTCTTTGTCTACTAATACCAGAAATCTGTCCTGCCGTCTCTTCTAACATTAATTTTAGATTAAACAACTGAGATATAGACTGAGAAATAGTAAAGTCTATTTGTTGGAATTGATTGAATGTAGCCATTTGATTACCTTCATCTTTGGAGTTGATAGGAATAATACCATCATTTTTAAGATGATACATTACGTCCTGTATGTCCATACCTATATTAGTAGGTAGTTGAGCTACATCATATACTACAGCTTTACCACCTGAACGAGCCATAGCTAGTTCTATATTGTACATAGTAATGTTATATAACATCTGTATATTGTGTAGCAAGTCTACAAGAGACTGAGGTCTACCCGTGCTATTATTTCTAATCACACCTACATAAGATAATGGCGTAGAACCATAGTCATCAACTGAACGAACTTGGTTAGGTCTTCTTCTGCAATTAACTAAAACAACACCACCAATTTTAGTTCCCTCCCATATATCATCTATATATCTAGTTTCTATTTGGTCTCCCTTTCTTCTTTTGTATCCATCTGGTACAATCTTTTTAAAAGGTTTTTCTGGATTATATTTGTTTTCTGATACTTTGTATTTTATAGGCTTAATAGATTTCCATTCACAAGAAACAACTCTAACTCTACTTCCTGTAGTTTCGTTCCAGTCTAGCCATTCAAAGTCTTGATTGTATACATTAGCTGCGTTTAATGAATTTACTCTACTCATATCTTCTATAAGAGCAATATCATCTCTCTTTAAAACCTCAGCATATTCATCTAGTATTTCGTTTACCGAAAGCCATCTTTCTTCACCAATCCATTGAGCGTCATCTAAAAAGTCTGACTCAGAGTTTGTGTCATATATAACATTTCTTGGGTCTACTCTTCTAAGGAATGGGTCTCCGTTTTTAATATATACCTTATAAAATTGCTTAGACGTAACAAGCATATCTCTAAATCCAGACTTAAATACGTCTTTCATGTTATACTTATTAACAACATACTCTAGTCCATCTTCTACAACTTCTTCAACAGCTTCTTTGTAGGTATACATCATGTATCTTTCTACATCATCTGGCATTGGTATTTGGTCAATCTTTAAGTCTATGTCTGTTGGAGCTTTTTCTTTCATTTCTTCCAACTGCTCGTTGATATACTTTTTAAGTTCAATAGCAATCTTATGGTCAATCTTTCTAACAGTAGCAGACTTGTTTATAGTGGTAACTCTTTTTTGTAAAGGCCTTGATATATCTTCACCCATCAACAGGTCTATCTTAGGACTTATAATAGGATAGTTTACTAGCTTTGCTGGGTAAGCAGCGCCATATTGTTCTGTAACATATCTGTACTCATCTACGTCTACGTGTCCGTTATAAATGTTATAATTTCTTATATCATCAAGTCTTGAGTGAATCAATGGCGAGTCGTCAGTGTTCATAGTGCTAATGATTGCATCAATCATAGCATCGCACCACTGGTCGTCTTTCTCGCTATCTTTAAGTAGTTGTTTAGGAAACGTAATTGTGTTGTACATCTATCGTATTTTTTTTGGTATACCTTGGCTATTCATTGCAAATTTACGAAATCCTAGCGATTCTTTACTAATTTTTTCCTCAGTATCCAAAACTTTCCTTCTATAATTGTCATTGTTATGTAAAAGACACAGCCCAAACGCTATTGCTCGGTCAGTATTTTTTTGTCCATAAAATGATAATTCTTCCAATAAGTCGTAGAACCAAATGTCGTTTATGGATGACTTAATATAATCGTCCATTAAATCCTCCATATAAGATTTAACTTGTTTATTCATGTGAACACCGTAGGTATTTCGTGTTAGCGTTCTAATATTATGTGCTGATGCAGGCTTTTCTTTTAATAGATTCTGCATACCTTCTTTCTTAAAGTAGTCTATAATAGCAATTTTTGTATATTCTATTAACATTTTTGCATTATAATATACTGCTAACTTTAAAACGCCATCATAGAAGTCTTCCTTTCTTTCTGGCCTGTCTGTATACTCAGCTACAAGCATATCGCCTGGCTCATCTACATTATAAAATCTTCTATAAATCATCGCGCACCCCTCAGACGTACTAGCGCCTGCTTTATCTTGGTCATAGCTATCCACACCTCCAATGTCTAAACCAACGAAGTTGGTTCGCGGGTGGTGGAGAATCTTGAATTTCCCGTGTTGATGAGGTTCAAACTCCACGGAAAGTGTTCCGTTGTCGTCAGATACCCAGTGCAAGTCTCCTTTTTGTATTTGACCTTTTAATTTAGTATCAGTCATTATTTTACCACGTTGCTGGTTAATAAGTGAGATATTAAATCTACTAGACTTTGTGTTTAGGAAGGCTTCTTCCACAGTCATAGGGTAGTTTTGTAAGTGGAGGTTGTACGCTTTTTGGTCGGCCTCGACTTTTTTTCTGTCTGACTCCAGCTTTTTTCTAGCTCCTACCTCATCTTCTACTCCCGACTCAATGTTGTAAAACCCATAGTAGGCTCTACTTGCAGGTATAAAGGAAGGAATAAGGTTAAATGCGTCTGCATTATAATACATCTCCATAAAATCTTTAGAAGACTTAGTAATGTCACCACCTGTTCCACCAATAACAGGAACACCGTATTGAATGTCCCCATCCATAAAACAGGCTTTAGAAGACATATATGCGTTCTTTAATCTTTTAAATTCCCCTGCTTCTTCAAAAACCATGACACCGAGTCGCTCACCTTTGAATACCTCTGGGTTATCCATTGTCCTACAGATAATCTGAGACTGGTATCCTCCAGTTTCCCACTTGCCGTCTTTATTTTTAAGTTTGTATCCTGCTTTATAAATCTCGTCAGTATCTTTAAGTGCTGAGTGCCTAAAGTTAGGATGTATATTATTAAGTCCATTTTTAACTTTGTTAAAGAATGATGTTGCTGAAGACTGAAGTCCTGCCGCTACTCCTACGTCATTAAAAGGAAAGAATGTAAATTCGTGTCCGAGAAGTCCTGAGTTCATATAACTAAACCCTTTATCCCTAGCTTTAATAACAATCATACCTTTTCCTTCGTCTTTGCAAGTCTCGAAAGTCTCAAAGTATTCCTTATCCATTTCTCTGTACCAAGGGCTAATAAGAGTCTTTCTGTTTCCAGCATCGCCAGAGTTACCTAATATTTTAAAGTAATTTAAATAGAAGTAATACTTACCAGAAATTTTATCCATTCCTCTTGGTTTGTATCCATTAATACACCTGTCTCTTTCTTGTTCCCAATATTCTTGATAAGAAATAGAGTCTGGACTTAAATCAGGATGTCCATTATTAACTACAGGTCTGTATCTTTGTACGTCTTTATTTATCATTATCTCTATTTAACTTGCTTTCTAAAAAGCTAAGTTGTTTATCTCCAACAATCTTTTGACGCTCACCCCTCCTTTCAATAACGTCTACTAAAGTCTGTCTTGTCTTCAGTATTTTTTCTATACCAATCATTAACTTCTGTAAGCTTTCAGCGTTATCATCATTAATAATCATGCTATTCATATACTTAGTAAACTGGTCTATCTTAGCATTAAATGCTATAAGCTGTTCGTCAAGAGGGTCGAATTGTAGTTTCTTATATTTATCCACTGCTGCTTGCAGCACGGATTTTTTTTTGCATTTCCAGTCGTATGTGTCAAATAAATCTTTACTCACCGCTTTCACTCTTTCGTCTATACTTAAATACCTGTATGGACTTTCGTAGTCATGTACAAGTGCAACCCATTTCATTGCAGTCTCCCCCATACCTTCGGCTTTCATAAGATTTACGAACTCTGGAATTATCATAACCGAGTCAGCGTCCTTGTGGATGCTACCCTTTTTGCTCACCTTTAATAAATACATATATGCAAATTTAACTTATTTGTCTTAATATAAGTCTAGTCATAAATCTATAACCAGGGATACAAGATATTTGTGGTACGTCTACATACTTTTTTCTAAACTCATCTTCCAACAATAAGTCATTCATTATGTATTCTTTTTTCTCTATTAGCTTAAAGTCCTTTTCTTTAAATCTTTCTCTTACTTTATTAGCGTCAGCCATAAGTTCTGCATACTCACGGTAATATTTGTCTACCACGCAAACGTCATCAACGCAGTTTATCTTTCCATTTTCCATTTCCATCATTTGCCAAAGTTAAAAAAAATTTTTTTGATTTGAGGTTGAGGGATGCTATATGTGTCAACACCCCCTACACATACACTTAACCCGAACGGGGGGTAACAAATAACTTAACCAGAGCATAATGCTCACAAAACTAATTATTATGAAAAAGTATATGTCAATCATCATCTTATTCAACATCTATCAACTAACACTAGTACTAACAACAATCTACTTCGCTATGCCTATAGAGGAATGCCTTGTCCTAATGACATTCATATTCCACCTATTCATATTCGCTATGTATAAAAGAAGTAAAAACTAAAACTAAAACTAAATTAAACTATTATGAAAACATCATTCGAATTAACAAACCTACAAATCTCAGAAGATACTAAAGTAGAAAACATCAAGGTAAACGTAGAAGTAACTCCAGAATATCTAAAACAAAATGGAGTACTAATAATAAACCTAATCAAAGAACTAAAACCAATTATTAACGAAGTATTAAACAAAACTAAATAACTAAAACTATTATGTCAAACGAAGAAAAAGCTATCCTCTTACAACAAATGTATCAAGAAGAAGGCAACAAAACTAAAGGATTCATAGAAGGTATGACCCACGCAGGAGCTTACTACCTAAAACATAAATCAGGTAGAAGACAAGCAGGTTACACCATAGGAAACCTATTAGCAAACGTAGAAATACTAACTAGACATACTATAAGTAAAATCAAAAAGTAAATTGATAATACTAAAAGTAAATCAATAATCCTGAGTAAGATTCAAAACTACTCACTGTAATAAGATGAGTATCTTATCTGATGAGTTTAAAAAAACGAAACAGTAACTTAATAACTAAATGTATAAAGTATTATGAAAGAGTTAGAAGTAATAAAACAGGAAACAAATAGTCTGATAGACTATGTATCAGTTGTTTTAGATACAAAATATAAAAAGGAAGACGGCACAATTATATTGTCAGAAGAACTACAAAAAGAAATGTTAAAAGTATTTGAACAAATCAAATACATAAATTCTTAATTATTAACCAACAAAGTCCTGGTAACAGGCAACAAACATTATGTATACTAAAAAGTATCAACCAGTAAAGGCTATCGTAAGAAGCCAAGTACTAAACAACTACAGCGAAAGCTTTAGTCAATCAACCACTAAGGTGGCCTATGACAACCAAGGAGAAAGGTACATCCAAGCAAACCTAGACGTAAACCACAAGTTCAACGTCAAAGGAGACTGGGAAGAACTACCAGTACACTTCTACTCTCACCTACCAAGGAGAATGGAAGACATCTGGAACTCCATGCAGAAACGTAATCTTAATACAATGATAGATTATATCAAGTCAATGGGAACACCAGACAATCCAATACTAATACTCACGAAGCTGTCAGCCCAAGGCAACAGATACTTCACAATAACAACCAGAGCTAAGTACAATAACTATAGAAGTACTTACTCACAATACTCTATTGAGACTATATAACTATGAGAACAAGAATCAACTACAAGAAAGTTAATACTACGTACGAGGTACAAGCTATTAACGAACAAAGAATGAGAATGAGACGTGTATTTAACTATAGAAGACGACAACTTGAGTCTGTCGGCTATACTATTCTACCTAATAACTCTAATAACATCTCATTAATAGACAGATTTATCCCAAATAAACTAGTAGATAACTACTATAATATAGAATTTAATCTGTTTAAGACAGTTAGTGATACTCTATAATACCCTATATAATCATATAATATAATATGTTTTATGTGATAAATAACATATAACTGTCTAATTATCAGAGACTTATAATATAAATGTAGTGTAATAACAAGAATATAACTGTCGTTATGTTATTTAGAAGTTCACTACATAATAAGTAATACTAGACCTCTTACCCACCAAAGTTCGGGGTTTTTTATGACAAAAACAAGTCTATGTTAATAAACTTAATAACAAATAAATTATCAATCATCTAAATAAATAGTAACTAAATCAATCAATTAAATAATTATGAAAACAATCTTCGGATACCATGTCATTAACGTACCAGGTACGTGGACATACAAGATTCTCAAGGCATCAGACTTTGAGCCAAAGTTTAACAACTTTAACTACGTCAAGGCTAACGTCAAAGACCTCTCAACGAGAATGACACCAGCCTCAACACTATTGTCAATAGACGATAACAAGTTTGACGAACACGTCAATCAAGTCTTAGACATACAGGTTAACAATTACTTTGCATAACCTACTGTCACACTAACCCACATTCACGTAGAGAATATTGAGTGTGGGAACAAACTAATAGTATACCTAAATACATCACCCTTGAGTATACAATAACTAAGAACAGGGAATATCATTATGTCACAATTACAATCAATTATTGCAACCTTCGTGCTTATCGGTGCGATATGGTTTCTAATCATCATTCTGTCAGAAGTACAGAAAGAAAAAATATGGAAGAGACAAAGAAATAAACTCAAACAATTCGATGCCGCTCAAAAAAAGAAACGTTCAACCAATAAAAAAATTAACTAATATGATACTACTATCAGCTATCGGAACGGCATTCGGTGCATACTGGATGCTTAAGGATACTAAAGCAGAATGGGCTTTACGTAATCCAACTATGAGACTACTCGTAGATATACTATATACAATCGGTATTATAGCTTTGACATCAACAACTGGCACACAAGGTGCTTTGTTTGTCGGATTAATATCAGGATTTGTATTCACAACAATTAATAAATATGCCTACGGCAAAAAAACAACTAAATAATATGGAAGCAATTATCAAGCTTGAGAAAATCCTCAAAGAAATTGAGGCAGCTCAGAAAGAACAACTCGTTGAAATCGAAGAGATGCAACAATCATACATTAATGCAATAGGTAATATCACAGACAGTGCTAATATACTACTTGCTCAAACACTCAAGTATATAGAAATATACAAAGAGTATGGCGAGACAGAAGAAGAACTGTTTGAAAATATTACAACATTTATAGAAGAAACTAGAAACTTAGAATCACAACTTAAAAAATAATATTATGGCTAAGAAATTAAATCAAAAAGATAGAGTGTTAAGACACCTAGAAACTTATGGAAGCATTGACCCGCGTCAAGCTTACTTTGACTACAGTATTATGAGACTTGCTGCTGTCATCTTCAATCTAAAAGAAGAAGGACACAATATAAAGTCAGAAACAATTACGTCTAAAAATAAGTTTAACGAACCAGTATCATACGCTAAATATACGCTGGCTATAAAACAAGAACCTAAAGAAGAACAATCTTTGTTAGGAGACTTATTCGAATCATTCACTAAAATATATAAATAAAAACTATGAAACAATTAAAAGAATTATCAGTAGACAGACTTAGAAAAATTGCAAGAAAAGAATCTCACGCAATAGACTATTTAGTTGACATTTATGAATCAGTTAATAGGGCTAATAAAGAAGCTTTAATATTTGCAATAAAAACTTATTGTTCAGAAGAATCTATACATAAATATATTAAAGATACTGAGCCTGTAGAAGATTTGTTTGAAAGAACAAACCCTCCTACAGAAACTAAACAATTAACAACACCTAAACAAAAATCATCAATGGAAGGAAATCAAATGAAAATCGACTTAGGTCTTGACTTGGGAGCTGTAATAAGTAGCGCTGTCCAAAACTTACTAGAAGGACAACGTGAAGAACTCATCAATAAACAAATTAATGTTAAGGTTGAGAAAGAAGTGGCTAAATTAAAGCCTACTCTAGTACGCATCCCTAACAGAAAAGAAGTTGTATTAGAAGAAAGCTTGCACAAAGCTTTTAAAGACGTGCTGTATTTCTGTGAAATGGAAAGACAAGTATTTGTCGCTGGCCCTTCAGGTTCAGGTAAGACACACATGGCATCTCAAGTAGCTAAAGCATTAGGAGTTCAGTTCAAACATATCTCATGTTCTGCTGGACTTTCAGAAGCTCACCTGCTGGGACGTATGCTGTTTGACGGCACGTATGTCAAGTCAGACTTTGTAGACTGCTACGAGAATGGTGGTATATTCTTGTTTGACGAAATAGATGCAGCAGACGCTAACACTTTGTTAGTCGTTAACTCTGCATTAGCAAATGGCTCTATGTCTGTACCTAACAGAAAAGATAATCCATCAGCAAAAAGACATAAAGACTTTATGTGTATATGTGCAGGTAACACCTGGGGTTCTGGCTCTATAGAATACGCAGGTAGAAACTACATGGACGCAGCCTTTATGGATAGGTTTTCAGCATCTAAGGTTGTAGTTGACTATGACTCTAAACTAGAGAAGAAAATATGTACTGACGATTTTCTATACACTGCTCTTACAAATTTAAGAAAAGCTGTGTTGGACAAGAAAATACGCAGAGTAATAAGTACTCGTGTATTTATATCTGGTCAAAGACAAGTGTCTTCTGGAAAGTCTATTAAAGATTTTATAAACAATTTAATGATAGACTGGTCTTCTGAAGAAAAGTCTAAAATAAAAATGAATGAAATAATTAATGCAATATAATATGATAAAGCAAAGATTAGATAAAGAAAAGAATGTGCCATACGAATACGACAAGGTTGTATTTGAAAATGGTAATGGTGCAGAAATCATACATTATGATAATGCAGATGAAATGATTAATCACTCTATTACTGGTAAGTCTAAGAAATATTTAGACATGGGTGATGACGAATGGACTTTTGGTACAGAGTTTCCACGCCTAGAGTCTACAACAAAGGCTTTACGTAATGGCGAATGTTCCAACAAAACCCTTAAACAAATTTCTAAATACAGAGATATATTGTTAAACATGGATGGAATAGAAGAATCAATGCGTAAAGCTGTATCCTTTAAACGTAGAAGAAAGTTCTCAGACTCAGGCTCAGAGCTTGATATAGATAGAGTTCTTTCAGGAGACCCAGAACACTGGCAGTCTATGACTAAAGGTAAGAAAGAAAATGTAGTCAGACTTGCTGTCAACTTTTCTGTTACCTCTGGACATACAGAAAAACAACTTAATCAGTTGGGTGCATTAACTACTGTTGCAGTAGATATGCTTCAACGTTGTGGTTTGTCTGTAGAGGTCTTAGCTCTTTGTGTTGCTCATAATGTTACAAGAACATTTGAACATAAAGATAAGCCACGTAAAGCTATACACTATGAACAGGGCTTTACTTTTAAGTTAAAGTCTGCTAGTGAAAAACTTGATGTGTCTAGGGTTGCCTGTATTGGTATCCCTGGACTCTACAGGTCTTATGGCTTTACAAACTGGATTAACTTTTTAGACGGAGTTCCGTCAAGCGGCTTAGGTCGAGGCATGGAGACAACTAAAAATGTTAAAGACTTATTAAAAATCAAAAACTTAATAGAAGTTAAGTGGGTTAAAAATGGAAAAGAAAAAGCTTTTCTATCTAACTTATTAAAGTCTGTTACAGAAGGTCAATTATTAGAAACTAATTAAAAAATTAAATTATTATGGAAAATCAATTTAAGAAATTTTATCAAGAAACATTATCTGAATTTAAACCAAGCTCTGAAGCCGATAGCCTATCAGAAGCTATAGGCATTGATGACAGAAGGCTATCTGAACTTGCGGATAACTTTAAAAATTATGTTTTAAATTCTTTAGAAGGTAAAAAAGCAACGAAACGCTCAGACATTTGGGTTGGTGCTTTGTATCACTTAGACCCACAAAATTTACTAGAGGTTATGACTATAGGAAATATGGTTGGAGCTTTTGAGTATAGTCAACTTAATAAGAATGACGAATCAGAAACAACATTAGTTAAGCTAAGCTCATACACAATGTTGCAAATGGTTAGGGCTTGTCAGAAAAATAATGACTGGGAGGAGGCTGTTAAAGCAGTAAAAGAGTTTCACGAAATAATAGAACAAACATTTTAATATATAAAACTAAAAATTATGGGTACTAGAAGTTTAACAAAAATTATAGAAGTTCATCGAGACGAAAACTATATATCAAAAAAAGCATTAACAACTATGTATCGTCAATATGACGGGTATATGTCAGGACACGGAAAAGACTTGGCAGAGTGGCTTGAGCCTTTCGCTGTTGTAAACGGAATTTCCATGGGCGAAACTCACAAGGTTGCAAATGGAGCAGATTGTTTAGCAGCACAAATGTTTGCCCACTTTAAAGATGGAGCTGGAGGTATATATCTATATCATCCAGATGCACATGATTGCGGAGAAGAATATATATATTATATATATGTAGAGGGTTCAGACATAAAAGTAAAAGTTACCTATTGGGACAATGAAGTTGTTTTTCTGGGAACTGCAAAAGAATTTTTAACTAAAACTAAAGAATTATGTCAAGAGTAAAAGAAATAATCAGTAACCAATCAGTTACCATTAACACTGGAAACTTTGAGAATCAAAAGATTAATTACGGAGAAGTCTGGGAAATAGAACCTGGCGACAGTCTGGATGACAAACAAAAAGAATTGTGTAATCACGTATTTAAGGTGGTTAACACAATGGCTAATCATGTCAGAAATTCTAACAAGATTAAAGAGGTGGTGTTTGAAAAGGTTAAAAAACCAAAAGTTAGAACACCATTTAATGAGTTGGAGTTGGAAGACTTAGAAAGAGAGCAAAGAACTGCACATCTAAAACCAGGTTATTAAAAAAAATAGGGGGCTAAACACCCCCTATAAAACTAATCAAATCAATCATCAAAATAGATTAAAACAAAATCAATACAAAATTATGAAAAAAATCACAAACGTCAGCATTGCATTAGAAATTCTTGACAACTTAGAAGCAAACAACGTTTTTAAAGACGAAGAAAGTGAAAACAAAGCAACACATATTGTGCTGTCTGTGCTTAAAACTTATCCACAAATAGGTGATAAAATAAAGCCTAAAAGAAATCTAAAGGATAAAACATTAGCAGCTGTAGACATTGCACACAAAATGGTTGACTCAGCTTTCACTAAATTAAAAGAAACATTAAATCAAGAAGACGATGAATAGAGAAATATCAGCAGACTTTTTAGTCGCAGCAGAAAATTACGAAATGACTATATCATATACTTATCGTTATGAGTCAGCAACACACGAGCTTCCTGAACATAGAGAAGTAGAAGTTACAGAAGTACACTTGCAATCAAGAAATGAAGATGGGCAGTGGGTTGTTACAGAAATAACAGATTTGTTTTGGGACTTTATAGAAGGTAGTTTTATAGAAGACATAGAAAATGAAGCACACGAAAAATTAATAGGATAATATGAAAAAGAAACAAGAATTGCCAAAATGGTTTGACGGTGAACTCTACAAAGAGGGAGACGTTGTATCAAACAGATTTACTGGAGAAGAGACGCAGCTTACCGCCGTGGAACTTTCCATGTATGATTTTATTATGGGAGCTACTATTTTATTTGAACAAGGAATGTTCTTAGATGATAAAAAAGTACTCAATGAACACGCAGAAGGACTGCAATGGTTTAGGCACGCCAATCCAGAAGCCTATATGATTTTATTAGATTAACTATGCCAAATTGGTGCTGGAATCGTCTTGAAGTTCAAGGAACTAAACAAGACATGACTGAATTTTATTCTAAATTTAAAGTAAACGATTACAAGTCTTGTGATGACTTTAAAATGGATTGGTTTGTACCTAGACCAGAACATGAAGAAGAAAATTGGTATAATTGGAACTGTGAAAACTGGGGTACTAAGTGGGACGTATATGAGCCTGAGTTGGATATTGAAATTCCAATATTTAGTGTTACTTTTGACACCGCTTGGTCTCCACCTATAAAATTCTTTGAACGTCTTACTGAGATGTTTCCAAATTTAACAATATTTATGGAATACGAAGAACCAGGAATGGCTTTCTGTGGTATTATTCATTATTCAGATGGAGACATTGACCATAAGGGAGGAGAAATTATACAAATTTCTGATTGCTGTGAGAAAGAAGTTGATTGGGACGATAATTACGAATCGTCTTGCAGTGAATGCGGACAGGAATGTGAATCACAAGGCAAACATTCATATCATTAAATAAATAAAACATTATGACAAATACAGAAAGAGAAAAGTTTTTAATAGGCAAAGTTTTAGTAAATCCTGAACTTTTTATCAAAGACGAAGACAGACTTATGAAAATTAAGTTGAACGAACCTAATTATAGTTTTCTTTGGGAGGCTATAAAGAAAGTTCACAAGTCTGGAACTAAGATAGACATGGTTACTATAGGTAAAGAAATAGGCATGGACAAAAACTCTCTTAGTGTTTTGTTTGACTGTGAATCTTATGGTTATACAAATTTTGATTTTAATTCTTTGATAGAAGACCTATCATATAGAAGTAAATATCAAACTATGGGTAATCTTTTGTTGAACATAAATAATTTAATGCAAAAAAACGAACCGTTAGATACAATTTCTGATGAGTTAAAGAAAGGCATAGAAATTATACAAACTGATGAGTCAGCTAATGACGAAAACATCGGAGGTCAATTAAAAGATTACTACACGACCTTAACAACACGTATGTCTACAGACGGGATAACTGGTGTAACAACTGGCTATTCCTGTCTTGACAATTTCACTAATGGTTTTCAACCGACAGACTTAACAATAATAGGTGCTGCATCATCTATGGGTAAGACGAGCTTTGCTCTTAACGTAGCGTATAACGCTGTACGTGCTAAACACCCAGTCGCAGTATTTAGTTATGAAATGTCTGCTCCACAACTATTACAAAGAATTATAAGTATAGAGTCAGGAGTATCTTTAAGAGAATTAAATCAAGGCGCAATAGATAAAGAGCAGTTGCAATTAATCAACAAAGCAATAGGCGTTATTGAAGAATTACCATTAAAGATTGATGACTGTAAAAGAACATCATTAAGTTATTTAACCGCAAAAATTAGAAAATATGCTATTAATGACAATGTGCAGGTGGTATTTATCGACTACCTCCAACTCGTCTCCGTCCAAGGAAAAAAGAACGGAACAAGAGAACAAGAAGTTTCAATGGTTGCGAGAACGCTCAAAAACCTTGCAAAAGAACTTAATATCTCTGTTATAGCTTTATCGCAATTAAACAGAGGTGTCTCGTTTAGAGGCAATCCAAAACCTACAATGTCAGACTTGAGAGAATCAGGCGAAATCGAACAAGCAGCGGATATAGTTTGTCTACTATTTAGACCAGAATACTACAACATCCCATCACTTGAAGACGGAACTGACGCTGCTGGACTTGCGCAAATTATATTTGCAAAAGGTCGTAACATAGGTGTTGGAGAAATTAACATGAGTTTTGACTCAAGTAGAACTAAATTTACATCATTAATTTAAAATTATGAACGAAATTAACATTATCGGAGGAGCAGTCTTGGGTGTATTAGCCCTGGCTGTTACCGCTATTTTGGCAGTAAACTTACTACCATTTATAGCATTATTTATTATAGGTTTTTCTGTAATTAAATTAAAAAAATTCTTTAATAAATAAAACTTATTTATTATTTTAGCAAAGTATTTAAAAATAATTTATGTCAAATTATGAAAAAATAATAGCTAAAGTATCTCAACGAACTGGCTTTAGTAAATCAACTGTCCGTTCTATTTTACACAGAATCTTTAAGGAAATAGGATTTATACTTATTACAAGTAAATCACCAATCTTAATAAGAAGATTTATTAAAATAGTTATGGCTGCTGTTGTTCTAAAAAAGTTAGACAGAGATATTAAAAGTTATGAAACAAGAAACAAATAAAACTAAATTAAAATTATGGATTTTAAAAAACTAAATCAACCAGTAGAGTTAAGTCAAATAGACTTTAGAGTACAATCAATTAATAAAGGAGGTTATGCGACCATCTTAGCGTATAAAGACGCAAGGTACGATATGAATGTCCTAGACAAGGTAGTAGGCCCTGAGAATTGGTCTAAGCGCTACGAAGTAATAGAAGGCAGACTTTATTGTTCTGTTGGTATTTACAACTCAGAAACAAAAGAATGGGTTTGGAAACAAGACGTAGGTACTGAGTCTAACACAGAAGCAGAAAAAGGTCAAGCTTCAGACGCATTTAAACGTGCTTGCTTTAATTGGGGAATAGGTCGTGAGTTATACGACTTTCCGTTAATACAAGCTAAACTTGACTCAAGTGAGTTTCAAGAAGTAGGCGGTAGACCTAAGGCTACTTGGGGATTAAAACTCAAAGAGTGGACTTGGGGAGACAAAAGAGATGAAAACGGACAGCTTATTCAGTTGGCTGCCAAAGACCAAAATGGTAAAGTGAGATTTAACTGGAAAAAAAACTAATTAATAAATTATTAAAACATTAAAATTATGACAATGGAAGCATTCAACTTAGCAAATTTCAAAGGAGGACAAACTAACCCTAAAGGTTCTGATGGTAAATACCCAGAAAGAGCTACTCCAGGAGGATACTTATGTACCGTAACAGGACTTAAAAACTCTTCTGATATAGAAGGTTACACAAGTTCACCTTTTATTGAGTTCTATCTTTTAACAGAAGATGGTAAACAAGCAAGTGCAAGATTTTGGGTTGTAAAACAAACCGACAAAGACAGCACTAAAGAATGGAAAAAGAAACAACTAAAAGATTTCTTAATGAACTGTGGTGTTACTGAATTTAATTCAGACGCAGAGGCTTGTAAGTCTGCTCTAAACAGACGTGTACAGGTTGCTCTTGTTTCTGAAGAATACGTAGGTAAAGATAAAGAAACTGGAACTTTGGTTAAAAGAACCGCTGTAAAATACCTATGGTCTTCTAAGGTAGGTAAAAAGCTTACTTATGATTCCAAGTACAACAAAGTTCTGTCTGCTGATGACCAGCAATTATTAGACGGAATGGACGCACTAAAAAGTAAGTTTGATACTGAGCCTATCGCAACTTCTTCAACAGAAGATACAGACTTACCATTTTAATTAACCAATAACATCTGTTATGAACGAGATATTTATAGGGGGTAACGTACCTTCAAGTAAAAACGGAAAGAGATGGACTGGCAAAATGTTAATCCACTCTAAAACTGTAATGACTTATATAAGCGCTACAAAAGCTGACTACTTGTCGAACAAGGAGAAGTTTAAAGCTATGCTTGTAGGTAAGGAAGCTCCCTATAAAATATCTTTTGAATTTATAAGGGGTTCAAGACATAGGTTTGATTACATAAATCCTTGTCAGACTGTACAAGACTTAATGGTTAAGTATGGCTGGATAGAGGATGATAACTGTGAGTTTATGATACCTTCCTTTGAACCGTATACTTATGATAAAGAAAAAGCAGGTGTGATAATCAGAGTATTATGAAAGAATTAGATAATGCAAAAGAATTTATAAAACACTACCTAAATTACAATCACGTTAATTATGATGATTTTATGGGTAAATGTAGAGAAAGACAGTTAGTCTATCATAGAACAATAGTTAGCGTAGTTTTAGTTAAAATGTTTGACTTAGGACTCGTTGATTGTGGTAAACTTATAAATCGTGACCACTCTTCAATAATACATCATTGTAAAAAGTTTGATGATTTGCGTGACATATATAAAGAGTATGATAGCTCATACACTCAAGCCGTAGGTCTTGCTAATATATATATACAAGACGAAGTTACAAATGATTTTGTTTCATCTATCCTTACGAGTAATAGTAAGCTTAGAGAAAAGATTTTAAACAAGGGTAGAATTATAGAAAACTTACAGGCGGAAAACGTAGGCCTTAAACTACAAGTAAAACAATTAAAAAAAGAATTAGATTATGTTTAATAAGAAAAAAGAAAAAGCTTTTTTAGATGCTTTAGCAAATCAAGAATACACTATAATGGTTGTAGAACACGTCTTAGAGCAAATGAAAGATGTTTGTGTTACTCCTGAGCATTACGATGACCTTATTGGAAATGTAACTAAGTTGTATAATGACATACATGAAACTGCAAAGTATTTACCTAACTATGAATTGTATAAAAAAGAGTTTAGAAAACAAGACTTAAAGCCAGAAGAAGATGAACAGAAATAGTTATAAAAACGAATGGACTCCTATTCAGGATTTAGATATAAGAAAAAAAGCTGAATTAGCCTCTATTTTACACTTTAAAGAAGGTTACAGTGTAAAAGAAATAGCTGATAGATTTAATCTTTCTGAAAGTAGAATAAGAGAGTACTTCAAACAAAATCAAGAAACAAAAGAAGATAATATATTTTAAACTATGATAAATCAAGATAATTATTACGAAGATAAAGAACATATCACAAACTCAATGTTGGGATGGTTAAATGAAAGTCCTGCTTACTTTAAGTCTCAAATAGAATCACAATCCACTTCTACAGAAGCAATGGTGTTTGGCTCTGCTTTTCACTGTAAAGTCTTAGAACCAGAAAAGTTTGATGACTTATATTATATTATTCCAAAAATTGACAAAAGGACTAAAGCTGGTAAAGAGGCTTTTGCTGTACATTTGCTCAATGCTGGAAATAAAATAATACTTACAACAGAACAATACTCTAAAATTCTAGGGATGGAAGAGGCTGTCAATAACAACGAAACAATGAAAGAGTTATTTTCTTGTAATAAAGCTGTTACCGAGTCTGTAAACGTGTGGACAGAAAGTATTAGGGACGACAATGATGAAACTCATATAATTAAATGTAAGAGTTTAATAGACTTAAGAAGAGACACTGATGATTTAGTGGTAGACCTAAAAACTACTACTTCAGTTAAAGCCTTTACGTCTAGTATTAAAAAGTTTGGATACGATAGGCAGGCTGCATATTACCTAAGAGGACTTATAGCTAATAAACTTGTAAGCCCGAATGCAAGGTTTGTGTTTGCTGTTGTAGAAAAACAATCTCCTTTTGAGATAGCTATGTTTGAGCTAGACGCTTCTGTTATGGAGGTTGCTAACGAAAAAATAGACCATTTACTTGGAATATATCAAAAGTGCTTGTCTGAAGATTACTACCCAAAACGTTACGAAAGGTTTGATGGTAAATTAAACTTAGTAACATTAACCGCTGAAGATTTATATTAATATATTAAATAAGAAAAATGAAATTAAATTTTAAAATGACCATTAAAGCATTAGGAATAACACAAAAAGAATTTGGAAAAATTATTGATGTTGCTGGTACAACAATAACTAAATACATAGATAATCCAAAAGAATTAAGAGTTAAACATATAGAGCTTTTATCTAAAAATTCTAAGTTTATAGAAGCTGGACTTCAGTTTGAAGACTTAATTTACTTAACATTAAAAACTAAATAATTATGAAAAATACAGTTGTATTTGAAGGAGGTGTAGATGGTATAAGAACTATGGCAGACTCCTCGTTAAAAGTAGTGCTTGGAACTCCAGAGTTGTCAGCAGAAACAATGACTAGACTTTTTTCTCTTTTGAAAAAACCAGGATACGTGGTAATCTCTACTTCACCTGTTCAGAAAGAAATGGTAGACTTAGTAGAGACAGCAGGTCAAGAAGCTGAGTTTGAAACTAAGACTCCAAGTCAAAGAATGCGAAATGTAATATATAGACTTTGGGAAAAAGAACAACCAACTGAAGTAGGCCCTGACGGCAGCACTCAGTACTTAGAGTTTGATTTATACTACAGACGTAAGATGAGTAACATTATAGAACATTTAAAAACAAAATTAGATTAATGCAGAAAAAAGGAAGTTTAGACAGGATAAGAGCAAAGTACCCTGGTTACTATCAGAAAAAATCACCAAACTGGAAGAAAAAAAAGGAGGTAAGAGATTTAGCTGTTAAAGAAAAATTGCACCAAATTGGTACACAAACTATTGGTGAAAGTATTGTCGTTTATTCTAATACAATAGATAGTATAGATAAAAACATTAATAAATTATTTAAACTTTTATAACTATGGAAGATAAAATGACAAAAGAGCATCAAATAGACTTAACACTTGCATTTGCTACTTTTAGGTGTTTTAATGAACAATTATACCTACTTAAAGGTAGTCATTCAAAAGTAGTAAAGCTAAAGTTTAATAGACTTATAAAGCTTGCTAGACAGTATGAAGATGAAATGATGAAAAACATGGGTGATTCTACTGAAGACTTAGACAGCGTGTTAGACGTAATGATGGATATTATTAATGATGTTAAATTAGAACTACAAAAAAACATAAAAGAAGAAGACAATGCAAAATAAGCACACAGGAGATACAAGGTATAAAATTAAAAAAACAATGGTAGATGTTATGACTTTATTGTTAAAGAAAAATAAACAATATGGGGACTCAGCTACAAATCCAGCTAAAATTTTTAGTAAATTGGGAGCTGTAGAATCTATCTGTTGTCGAATAGATGATAAGATGATGAGAATTAAAAACAAAGGAATTAACGAAAATACTTTAGATACTATAGATGATTTAATAGGATATTTAGTACTTTTAAAAATAGCAATACAAGATGAAAAAAATGAACAGTAAAACTAGTGACCTTTTAAAAAAGGCACACATTTTAATTAACAACGCAACTGGAATTGACGTTCCTAAAGGTAAATTAGATGAAGCTAAACGTGAAGCAAAAAAGATTTATAAGTTAATTAAAGAACACGACTTAGCAATTTATAATATATTAAAAGAAGATTTAAATGGGTAAGTTCATTTGTAAAAAGTGTAACAAATCTAAGTCTGTATCTAATTACACTGTTAAGGTTATAGACGATAAGGTTGTTGTTCCAGAGGCTGTTTGTTGTGATAGTTATATGACACAAAAAAGAGAAAAGGGAGCAGGATTTGGCTCTATTAGAAAAGGGCCAGACGGCTCTGTTATGAGAAAACCTAGACCTTGGGAATAATAATTAATAATATGCCAATAGTAAAAGTTAAACTAGAATTTGAATACTATGTTAGTAGTGAAGTCACTCTTGAAGATGATGAAACTTTGCATTATGGTGTTTCAGAAATGTATAACATTTGCTATGATTGGATAAAAGAAGATAAACCACCAGTACTCAATTTTGATATAGAAGAAGATGTTGACGTAATGGGTATGTATTTTGATGGAGAATGGCACGCATGAGTAAAATAAAAAATATAATTAAGTATAAAGACCCTAAAGACCCTAAAAGTAGATATGTAGACCTACCAAAGGTTATTACGGAAGACTACGGATTTCAAATGATGTTTGGTTTTAAATATCCCACAACTTCGTATAATGAAAACACTGGAGTAAAATCAAAACCTTTTCATGGAAAATTCCAAGACGATTATTTTAAAAGCGGCAGCTAGGTATTATAATTTTTTAAAGAAACAAAACAATGACAAGAAAAGACAAGTTACAGAAACTAAGAAGGTATTACGTTGCGATGATAAAAAAGATTGACTCTTTATTAATTGCAGAATATAATAAACCTCCATATAAATATGAAAGAAAATAAAGGTAAGCCTTCTCCAAAGGGAGCTATAAGGTTTGCCATCACACTGTCTGACGAGCAAAAAATTGCTAAGTCTGAAATTTTAAAACACCCATTTAGTTTTGTCATTGGTAAAGCTGGCTCAGGTAAAACTTTGTTAGCTGTACAGACTGCTCTTGATATGTTCTTTAAAAGAAAGTATAATAAAATAATTATAACTCGTCCTACCGTCTCTACTGAAGATAATGGATTCTTACCAGGCTCTGAAAAAGAAAAGATGGAACCTTGGTTAGTACCTATCATGTCTAATATGCGTAAGGTTTATAACAAGCCAGATAAGCTTGATAAAATGACTAACGATGAAGAAATAGAGCTAGTAAGTTTAGCTCACTTCAGAGGTAGAACTTTTGACAATGCTGTTGTAATTGTAGATGAGTTTCAAAATCTTACAAGGTCGCAGTTTCAAATGGCATTAAGTAGACTTGGGAAAAATTCTATGATGATTTTTTGCGGCGACAAACAACAAATAGATTTAAAAGACAGGAATTATTCTGCAATACATGAGGTTTCAAAAATAACTTCCTCTAAATATGTATATAGAATTTTGCTTGAAGACAACCACAGACACGAATCTTTAACAGAAGTTTTAGAGTTGTTGTCTAAAAACTAAACCTCAACATTGTAGTTTAGCTTGGCTTGTACTCCATTGTACTTGCTCCAAATAAAAGCGGAAGCTTTCTTTATGTTTCCAACATAACCCTTCATATCATGCCATTCGTCAGTAGCAGACATTGATGATAGATTTCTTACTGTAAGTCCGTTAAGTTCTTCAACGGCCTGCATCTTATAAGACTTATTAGTGTGTAGATGTCCTCTATGAACCTCCACATACTTTACCTCACTCCATACATCTCTATATCTTTGAGACACTATGCCTGGTAAGTTTATAAGTTTTGCACCATCACCGTGGTCATTAACAATAAGACATCTTCCGTACTTGTGCGCCTTCATCATGCTGTCGCTATTGTCTACAGAGACATTTTCGTTGTTTTCATAAAACATCTCTAAAGCGTCTCCTATGTGCATCATAGACTCTCTGTCGTGATTACCTGGAATAATAACAATATGAACATCAGCATACTCAACAAGCATTTCAACGCACTCTACAATTAGTTTACGTCCAGCTCTATACATTTGCATTCCTGTGTCTGTATTAGATTGTGGCGTTCCTTTTGTAGTTGCTGCTAACGGAAAGTCCCCATCTGAGTTTAAAAAGTCATTACCGACAACAAAAAGAATTTCGTCTACACAATAACCACTTGCTCTTTTTACTAAGTGTGTTAATGCGTTAATCATTCTTTCTCTAGCTATTTCAAGGCTGTACTCGTCACCTTTTATTCCAATCTTACCTAAGTGTAAGTCAAAAGCATTGATTTCTAAAAGATGCGGGTCGTCTTCTTTATAGCTATGTGGTCTAATTACCCATTTAGGCTTAGAATAAAAAAGAGGAGTTAAATCTTCTATTAGCTCCTCTCTTATTTTTTTTATATTTTGTAGTGGGTTTATTTTCTTTAACCAAGCTTTCGTCCTAAACATTGGTACTGTTATAGGTCTTTTAGCTTTATCAAAGCCTGTAACCTCATAAGTACCTATATCGTACTTATCTACCTCCCAGACATCTAAGTCTACATTACAAGCTTTTAAAAGGTCGTCTAAAGACTTAACTCGTTTGCTATCCTCACAAGTAACTATAGCTCCTTGTTTATTTTCTTCAAAAGAAGTAGTTTCTTTAGAGTTTGGTGGATTTATTTCTTCTCTAAGTCTTCTAGCTATACCTCTTACTACTTCGTAATTAGTTTCAAATAGCTTTGCTGTTTGTGAGTACTTAGCGTTTAATAGTTCTGGATTAGATAAGAGATATTTTCTTATGTCTTCAGTATGTTTTTTTTTCTTCATTTAATAAAAAGTTTTTCGTCTTCATATCTTGGCCCATAGCCGTGTTGAGACTTTAAAACGACATTAATTGGTTTGTAAGTTTGCGATTTTTTTACTTTACCAAACTTCTTTAATGCTTTTTTTACTAACATAGGATTGTTAATAAACTGAGTGTCAGGCTCTCCTTTAACAAAAACATCTCTTACAGTTATAATATAACCTTTAGAATCTTTGAAAGTCCAGTCACTTAGCCAGATGGGAATTTTATTGTTCAACTATAACGTATGTAATTTCTACTGCACCTCCTTCTGCACTAACGTTTATGTTTGTTCCAGCAGCGTCTATAGGCAAAAACAACCATTCGCCATAAGCTAGTTCTGCTACCTCGGTTGTGTTATTTAAAAGTTTAGCTTTTGCAACTCCAGTAGTGTTGTCGTTTTTTAAAAGAATTAAAGCTCTAGTTCCTATCGTGGTGATGTTAATCTGCTCTGTAACGTCTCTAGCTATAGAAATTGTACCAGTAACAACTGTATCTGAGCTAATAGCTGAAAATGTTTCTGTAACAGAAAAAGTGTTTAGCGTGTTGCTTGCACTGTCTGTTAAAGTAATATCTGCGTCTGCTTTTAAATTATAAGTTTTTGGCATGATTAAAATTCTATTAAAAAATATTTACAAGTAGCCTGTCCTAAGTCAGTGTTAAGTCTTAACTTAATGTCATCTGTAGTTCTTAATTTAACAAAAAGAAACTCCCCTTGTTCTAATGTAGCAAAAGTTACAGAGCCATAATGAACTTGTACTTGCGAATCATTTTCATCTTCAATGTTTTCTACATAAAGAAAAACGCCTGCTCCTGGAGATGCTAAATTTAAAGTAATAAGTGATACTGTAGGAATAGTTACTTCACCATATTGTACAGACTCGCTAGTAATAGTGCTTGTAAAGTTCTTTTGAAAATCAAAAAGTATTTTAGACAATCCGCTATCGGTTGCCTTAAATGATGTTGTTGAGTTAAGAGTTATAGATTTAGCCATATATGCAAATATATTAAATTAATACTTAAAGTTTTATGTCGTAATCTATATAAGTTATAGTAACTTCTTCTCCAGACTTAATAGCGTTTGCTATTTTTGGATAGATTCTTTTATAGGCATTAACACTTTTTCCAATAAAACCATCTTTAAGAATGTTATTGTTTTCTTGACTATCACCAACGATAAGACAGCCAGCAGTATGTTCATCAGTGTTTCCAGTGTGTATAAGAATATACTCAAAACCAGGAACGTCAACGATATGCAACATACCAACGTGCATACCAGAATATTTTTTAGTGTATCTTCCATGAAATCCTCCTTCGGTTCTTAATTTTATTTTATACGTGCCAGCAGGAACTCTTGTTTCACCCTTTATCTTTACATCTCTAGCTTCGTCTTCTAGCGTGTAACATAAAAAAGACTTCATGTCTAAGTTTGTTTCAAACAATAATCCAGAGGTTGAGTCTTCTCCACTACTAAATCTTAATACTTGTAAATTCATTATCTTTTTTTTCCTTTATGTAATCCGTGTTTAGCGTGCTGCTTACCTTTCTTGGTTGCTTTTCTTTTTTTAGCATTAGCTGCTGCTAGTTTTTTTCTACCTTTTTCAGTGCTTTTTAATTTAGCAATAGTTTTTGCGGGAGCATAGACTTCTCCAGTTTTACTAGACTTTTTTCCAGAAGCAGTCCTCCACTTTTGTTTAGTCCACTTTTTTAAACTTTTCTGTCTTTTAGTTAATGCCATTACTTTTTGCTTTTATATCCACCTCCAGCAGCTTTGTATTTTTTAGCAAGCATCTGAGCTTTACGTGCAGACCACTGTCCAGGCTTACCTCCTTTGCTTCCTGCTTTTATAGAATTAAAAAGTCTTTTACGCATTGTAGGCTTTGTGTAGTTTCCGCTTGCGTTTACTGTAGATTTCTTTTTAGCTGGCATATTATTTTTTTTCTTTACTAGAGCTTCCTCCAAAGAAAAAGTCTATAATAGTATTAACTTTTGCAGACATAGCTCCAAATATAGTAGATATAAAACTAATCTCAAACTCTCCTAAGTCAATAACTCCATTAACAAAGTGTTGAAACATAACAAAGCTAATACCAAAATAAGCTACTGTAAATAAAGTAGCAAGTATCTTTTGAATTATAGCATCGTCTTTATACAAGTCTCTTGCGTCCTTCCTGTCTTCCACTTCTTTATTAAAAGCTTCTTTCTCTGCGTCTAACAAGACTTTGCGTAACTGTAGTTTAGCCTCTTCTCTTTCTTTGTCAGTAGTAATTACTTTATCAAGAATACCCTCAGCGTTGTCTACTACTTTACCAAGTATCCCTCCTAATATATTATTTAGCATATTAACACTTTTTTTTCTTTCTAACTACCTTCTTTTTTTTCTTTGGAGCAGTTGTTTTTTTCTTTTTCTTTAAACTGTTCTTGTATAAAGAATTGTTGTTTGTAGGATTCATATTTATTTATTTAACTACCGCAGTTTTCGCAGTCAGGATTATCTATATTACAAGCCTTAGGCTGTTCCATTTTTTCTAAACTTTCTGTCCAGGCATTAAAAAAAGCTTCTTCTTCTTTTTTCTCCAATTCTTTTCGGATAGCTTCAGACATAATGCAAGTACAGGCAACCAAGTTTCTAGTGCAATTACAGTTGCTGTATTGTTTGTCGTTACTCATATTTCTAGTATAGTCGTAATAATATTTACTTTTTCTTTTTAACAACTTTCTTTTTTTTAGTTGTAGCTTTTTTCTTTTTAGGAGTTGTAGCCTTCATTTTACTTTTACTGTAACTTTTACTTCCGTACATACATTTACATTTTTTCATTAATAATTAACATTTCCATCGCCTACGAGCGGCTCTAATTCTTGAGTTAGGATTATTCCTAGTTTTAGCACTACTCTTTTTTAGTTGACCTAAACTTCTAGCGCAATAAGACTTTCTTCTTTTAGCAGCCTTACTCCCAGCTTTAACCTTTCCCGTTACGGCAGTCTTTAATTTACTACCAGGGTTTGCTTTTCTATATGCCTTAACTCCTTTACGAGTCATACCAGCTCCAGACTTAGTAGACCTATAATTAGCTCCCTTGCCTTTTGTGGTTTTTCTAATTGTTTTAGACTTTTTTCTTTTTTCAGCCATTATAATTTAACTATTGTTTTGTTGAAAATTAATTCATTAAACTTTATTATTAAATGATACATACCTTTTGGCAAGTCTAAAGCATTAATCTTTTTATGTCTGTTTACTAAAATTCCTTTTGCATCGTAAACATCAACATCTACAAAGTTATTAAAATTAACAGTATTTTTAGTTGGATTTGGATAGGGATTTATTCCAAGTCTGTTATAAGTCTCAACCCCCACAGGCCCAGTCCATCCATCTACGCAATATTCGTAAAGTCCATCACAACCATCGTCCCAGTTTGTATTGCAGCAATATGGGTCTACTTCGATAACCCAGCTAAAACATTCATTAGGCACATAGTATATATCACCAGAATAACACCCAGCAGAGTAATAGCAACTACTGTCTGCCATGTTAGCTTGTGGATTATAATTAATAGCAGACGGATTAATGCACCCATACAAAGGATAAATACAAGACCCATTGTCAGAGTTTGCGTTATCGTCATAATTAATTGCTGTACTGTCTGTACATCCATAATAAAAAGGTATGCAATTACCATTATCTATATTTGCTTCTGAGTTATAATTAAACATTGTATTATCTGTGCATCCATAAACAACATCTATACAAGAATTGTCGTCAACATTTGCTAGTGGATTATAATTAAATGATTCAGAATTAGTGCATCCTAAAACTGGGAGCGTACAGCTACCATCGTCAGTGTTGGCTAAAGAATCGTAATTTAAAGCTTCAACAATCATACAACCTTCTATTACCGCTATACAAGTATCAGGCACGTTAGCGTTAGGGTTGTAGTTAAATGCTAATTCATTCATACAACCTTCTACAATTTCAATGCAATAACCTTCTATTTCTACGTTTGCTTCAGGATTGTAGTTTAATGCGTACTCGTCCATACATCCTAAAACTATTGGAGTTAAACAACTTTCGTCATCAAAGTCAGCGTCTTCGTTATATTCTAAATACAATGGATTAGTACATCCTTCAATGTAATAACAACTTTCATCATCCGTGTTAGCACCATCATCATAATTTAAAGCTGTATCATCAATACAACCAAATATTTTTTCTATACAACTATTGCCGCAATACGGCATACCTAAGTTTGTAGCAAAAGGAATTAAAGGATTAGCAAAGCCTCCTGGTTCGCTTATTGTTAAATGTTCCTCTGAATATAAACTATAACCGCATTGTACCGATGTAAACTGAGATTGTTGAGTAGTATTAAATTTTATCTCCACAGGCTCTGATATACTAAGGTCAAAAGTAAACGTAGTATCAAAACCATCTTCTAAAGTAAATATACCTAAAAAGTTGTTACCTTGAAATACTTGTAGATATGCTCCAGCCCAGCCGTTACCAGCTAAGTCTGTCAACTCTAAGGTGTGTGTGCAGCTATCTGTTAGTATATTTGTATTAGCTATACTGTCATAATTAAATGCTTCTTCATCTGTACATCCGTATAACTTTGGAGTGTAACACATTCCTGTATCAACTGTTGCTATTGGTAAAAACTCTACAAAGTCGTTATCCATGCAACCGTATACAGGAGGCGGAGGTGCGCAGTCTTCTACTGTAAAACCGTGATATGTGTACGTACCAAAATTAGCTGAATCCATTTCAACTATAGTATCATTACATCTTATTAGGTAGTATGAGCCATCTTGACCACCCCATAGACTTCCTTGCATTCCATCGCCATAAGTGTCGTATATGTTAAAGTAATAGTCACCGTTAGGCACACACAGTTGTGTAATTTGTGGTGAATAATCTATTATATTAGTATAAGGCCCTCCTGTAACTATAGTGTCTCCGTAAACATTAACAATAACCCAAGATGTTTCTTGTGGGTATTGGTCTGGATTTATTACAATGTTTAAGTATGTTCCATTAGGACATTGAGCAAAAGCAGTTGATAGTGTAAACACTACAACCATAATAAATGCGTATAAAAATTTAGTAAACCTGTTCATTAGAATTTGCTTATTATTAATTCGTCAATGTATTCTTGTATTTCTTTTCTTGTAGCAACCATTTTAAAACTTATGTCTGCTTGAAATCTTTTTACCTCTTCACCGTCATCAAACACTACTATTGTAGGAACAACAGCTATTTGATATTCTACTTGATTATTGTCTTCTTCTATTAAAAGACTTTGTTTGTCACACTCTCTTAACTTTTCAAACCAAGCAACATTATTTGCTGAGTTGAAACCAGCATTAAAATGTATTATTTCTATTTGAGAAAAAGCCTTATTACAGCTCAGTAATAGTAATAAAACTAACAAGTATATAGTAAAAATATTTCTTTGAGCCTTAAACATTATCTTCCGTCTAGTTTATCCTCTATTCTCTGTATAGCCTCTTTAAGCTCTTTAACGTCTTCTTGCGTAGTCATAATTGTTTGACGCACAAGCTGGTCTTTCATATCAAATTCCATGCGAGTAATTTCTGCTGGTGTAGGAGCTGGTAGCTGTTTAGCTTCAGCTATGTCTGCCTGTAGTGTAAACCACATTCCAATAAGAGTTGCCATTGCAAAACCTATTCCCAATAAAGTCTTTATGCTTACGTTGAACCCTGTTTCTTCGTTAAGTTCTTTTGCCATTTTAAAATATTCTATAGTTTATACCAAATTTAAAGTCGTACCATTCTCTGTTCCAATACTTATTGTATTTACCCTCTATAAAACAACCAACGTTTCTGTTTAAGTTGTATCCAAAAATTAATCCTCCTGAGTAGTCATACCATTGTTCTCCATCGTTAAAGTTATGATATGAGTATTCACCTCCACCATCATAGTGATAAGGCATTAAGTTACCCCAAGAGTGTAACCAGAAATTCTTTTTGTAATGATAAAAATCAAATCCTACCACCAAAGAGTATTGCCATTGATTATCTAACTCATTCTTTTTCTTTTCTACGTAGTCATTTAGTACTTCAGGTATAACTACTTGATTCCATATAGTTGCGTTCTCCGCTACTAAATTACCGTTTGGGTCTCTATATTCAGATTCGTATACATCTACGCTGTAACCTTCTTCAATCGCTAAACAAGTATAGTGTAGCTGTCCCGAAGCTATTAGCCATTCTTCTAACGGGTTGTATCCATAAGGTTCTGCAAGTCTTTGAACTCCACCTATATTAAATGATAGCTTCTTTTTGCCATTAATTCTAAATCTTTGTGTAGCTTCGTAATATTCAATGTCTGCAAAACCCTCTTTAATGTATGATACTTTAGTCATCCATAAAGGCTTTACGTATCTAAGAAAATGATGTTGGTCTAAATATTTATTTCCTTCTTGTCTTCTGTAGTCCACTTCAAACAAATATTCAAAAGGAGATAAGCCAATAGTAGTAGCGTCTCCGTATGCAGATTCAGTACCATCTTTAAACTTGCTAACATCTTCATAGCCAAACCTTTTTATCTTGCGAATACCCATAGTTAAAGAGTAATCAAAAGGTGTTATTATTGTGTCTGTAGAAAGAAAGCTATTGTTTACCGAGTAGATGTTTTCGTTAGCTAAAGAAGTTCCACCGTTAGCCGCTATATAAAAAGTAGAAAATTTAAAAGGTTTTTTAAGTTGTGCGTCTGCTGTATTTGCAAAAAACGCTAAAAATAAAAATATAAAAATTCTCAATTTCATTATTTCACGGTGTATGTTATGTCAAGTTTATCTGCTACGCCTGCTGAAACCGTAATCCTACTTGTGTCAAAAATAATTGGGTTGTCTAAAACTAAAGTTACGCTAGGGGGTATAACGACTCCTTCGTAAACATAAACTTCATCTATCTTTAAATTAAACGTTTGGTCATCTGTAGACGTGTTTGATACATAAACAGAAAACAATTCTTCGCCGTCTCTTAAAGTGGTGTCGGTAGTTTGAAGGTTTTTTATAACGTATGTCTTATACATATTGCAAAGATAATAAAGTTCTTACGTAGTTTGGTCTATTTTAAATATAACAGTGACAAACCAGTTTTTGTTTCCTCTTGGAACACTAGGCAGGCTCATAGACATTAAAAGCCTGTCTCCCTTGTTAAATGAAGATGTAGAAGAAAATGTTACTTCCATAAAGTTTTCTGCCGCTGTAGTTGTTACTGTCTCTGTTTCTAAATCATCAACAGTTGAGCTGTTGTTTCTAGCTCTTTTAGATTTTACAGTAAGAGTAACCCCCTTGCCTCTTTCAAGTAAGCTTTGATTGCTTCTAAATATAGCTTTGTGAAACTGACCATCAAATGGGGCTATAAATTGATTTCTTCTGTTTGAGTTTGCTGTGCTTTCTGTTTCTCCATCAGAAAAAGGAACGTAAGACTCTGTGGTTATCTCTCCATAAAAGTTACAGATAACAGGTATAAATATATATCTAGCATCTCTTTTATTTGTGTTTGCTGTTATAGCGTTAGACTGGCTTGTCGTTATTGAAGTCTTAGCTGTATTAGCTGTTATAGCTGAAGCTTGACTAGTGGTTATGCTTGTTATTTCAGAAGAAACAAATCTTCTTAATTCCTCTATGTCGTCTGCAACTTGTTGTACCGCGTATAAGGCTGGTGCTAAGTTTTCAAACATACCCTGGTCTAATATATGTTCGCCATTATCAAACTTACTTTTTATTTCAGTTTCTTTAGACGTGTCTATACTTTTAGCGTCTCTATCGCTTCCAGTTCTTTTATTAAATATATCTTGTGATTTTCTGTCTGCTAGTGCCATATTATATTGTGTATTCCCAAACGATAACTGCTTGGACGTTAGCTGTTCCTGATGCTGATTTAATTAAAGAAACATTTACTACATCTCCTGCTGCAAATGTTGCAGAGCTAAATGCTGTAGACACTGATGTCTCTGCCGTGTTTAAATTTACATTGGTAACTTCTTCTGATGCTGTTCCAAAGTTTAATGTTGTGTCTGTTATTTTATGGAACTGTAGTTTGCAGGCTGTTCCAATAGCTGCACTAGGTCTTATGATTACTTTTACAATCTTCCCAGCATAAGGAGCTATTGTTCTTGTGTAGTATTGGCTTGTGCTGCTAGCTTCGTTTAAGTTATTATATGGAAAAAAGAAGTCAGCTGTAGTGCTTGCACTGTTCATAAAAAAGTGATGATTACTCATGCTTATTTGCTTAACCTGATTAGATGGCAAAACCCCCGTAACGTCTGCTGTTAAGTCTATTTGATTTCTGGTTATCTCCTGTCCTGATATTGTAATATAATCAGGCGTACCAGTCAACGTTACATTTGTTGAGTTGTCAGTACCAGACACGTCTACATTTAATACAGTTCTTGCGGCAGCAGAATCAGCAGCAGTTACAAGTCCAATCATAGGTGCGTCAGTCTGAACAGATTTATCGTTAGAGTCCCCAAGAAATATAGCATTTTCATCTAAGTTAGGAACATCATTGCTACGACCTGTAGCAACTACCTCAATCATACCACTGTTTTGTTGAGACCTTGTAACTACACCAACATTCTGTATTAAGTTTAATTCAGTTGCAGGCTTTGTGCTTGTTAATCCGCCACCAGAAGCTACGTAAAGAGTGTCTCCTACAGAGTATGAGCTAGTATCAACATCAGCTAAGTTACCTATAGATACTACATAACCATTATCATTTAAAGAATAGTCAGCATCTGCCAAACCAAATGATGGCATTTTATTAGCATCATCAGAATCAGCTTTTTGTACCTCTGCTCTGTCTTGACCACTGTTGTATCCTGATATGTATACTGGGTCACCTTTAACAACAGCTTCTTTAAATCTAACTGGAAGTCTCACTTTACTAGCTTCAGAGTCTCCACTACCTCCAGTCAAACTGTTCGTTGTTACCTTGCCGTCAGAGTCAATAACAAGTGCAGTAGTTTCTGAGCTACCTTGTAGGTTTTCAAAGTATACATCGTTACGAAACCTAGATATAAAATCCCATATATGTTGTCCTATCCACTTCATTTTATAATTTATTTAAAGCAAAGTTAATAACATTGTTTCTCTCTTCGTCACTTAAAACTTTTTCAAACACATAGACTTCATTAATGTATCCATCGTACTTGACAGAAGAGTGTAATTGTCCAGAACCTATTTGAGTTATTCTAAAGTCTTCGTTTGGGTTTGTATTAAATCCTCCAACCTCAACATTGTTAAAGTAAAAAACAACTACTCCGCTTAAACTTCTAGTAGCCGTCAAAATAAACTCTCCTACAGGAAAGTCTACATCAAGATTGTTTTCATCATAATTAGTTCCTTCTAGTTTAAATCCTATTCTTTTAGCAGCACCTCCTCTGTAAAGTTTTAATAAATCGTTTAAACCTCTACCAATAATAGCTTCGTTTGCTAAATTAACTTGTTTGTTTAAGTCTAAAGACATAATTAAAGTAAAGTTAGTTACATCTATTTGTGTAGCGTAATTTAGCTGTCCATTAATAGATTGATTGTTAAAGTTAAGTTTTCCATTTTCTTCTACTGGAAAAAAACTTTTGTTTGATTGTGACAAATTATAATTACTTGATAAGCTTGAATGATTAGGCCAAGCATTTACTGTGCTTCCAGAGCTGTAAGTCCAAGTCTGATACTCATTATATATAACCAAAGAATCTATATCTAATACGTTAAATGCGGGTTTAGATACTTTATATGGCTTTGCTAAACTAAGTCCTAATCCTAACATGGCACTCTTTCGTATAATATTGCTATTTCGCCAGAATTTAATCTAATAGAAGCTACGTCAATATATATTATTGTTCCAGCAAGATATTTAATAGTTCCATATTCTACTCCTGGCTCAAAATGAGTGGTTAAATAACCTGGAGTGCAGTCAGTAATAAATTGTACAGCAACGTAAGTTCCTTTAGCAACGCCATTTAGTTGAGAACCAGACAAAAATTTTGTGCCTTGCCTAGCGAATGATTGATTATGGTGGTCATTAATATTAGCCATGTTTTTTTTGTAAATTTAATAAAATTAGTCTACCATAGATTTAATATTCCAATATGCAGAAGGAGCTAATCTATATTTATATTTATCAGTATCATATAGAAGCTGCGTGTCTCTACTTAGTTTGTCTTTCCAGTCATCTTCTTCGTCCCATCCAGCCATTAACGCAATAGCAAGACTTAAAAAGACTCCGTTTCTAAACTTTCTTACACCTTCTCTAACGTGCTTAGGCTGATTCTTTAGTTCTTCATAGGTTATCTTACCCGTCATGTAATCAGTGACTACATTTTTAACAGCTCTTACAGAACCTATTTGGTATTGTCCAAGTCTATTAACTCTTTCTTTACCAAATCTTTCTGCAACTAAAGTAGGTAAATATTTTTTAAATTGAAATAAAAGTCTGCTTGTTGCGTGCATACCAGTAAGTCTTTGGTTTGTGGTGTTGTATCCTTTACCTTGTTCTTTTTTAACTTTTTCCATTATATCAATAACCCTTTCTTCAGATATTGGACTATTAACAATTAATCCGTTTTCATCTACATTAATGTTATTGTATTCTTCATCAGTTAAAAAGCTTAAAAAAGTAGCTCCTTGTATATATTTTTCAGACTGCTCCATCGGCAACATTATCAAGTCTGCTATTTGGTCAAATGGAGTCTTTTCCTGCATTGAATAAAAGTTTTCATACATAGACATATCAAACGATACATAGTTTCTTATAAGGGCTGCATTCTTTTTAAAGTTTTTAGGATTTAAAAATCTTGATTCACCTTTTATAAACTGCTTCATACCAGAAGCTCTCATAGCTTGATACTTGCCAATAGCTATGTTTCCTAAAGGTATTCCTATGTTCCAAGGGCCTAAGACTTTAAGTGTAGTAAACAATACAAAAGCATCGGCAGCTTTACCTAATTTAGACGTTTTCTTTTTAGGGCCTTGTTTAGCTAAATACTCTTTGTATATAGTCTGAACCCACTCTTTAAGATTTGGATTGTCTTCGTTGTATTCTAAAACACCATCAATCATAAATCCTAAGTTCTTAAATCCTATAAAGTCATTAGAACCATAATTAAACATCTGTGTTCTTAATGTCTTTAATGCAATAGACTCTAAGTCATAAGACGCAAACTCTTTCATGTTTACAGACTCTTGAGCTATGTAACCGCTTGTTTCGTTTGTTTCTAACAGTAAATTAATTGCTACTCTGTCGTACTCAATAGCAGTACCATCTTCATCTACTCCAGACTTTAAAAGCTCTTCTGCTCTTTTCTTTATTTCAGAAAAGTCTTTTAGGTTTTTGAACTTAGACTTAGACACGTTTTTATTTGCATATAACTCTTTCCACTCTAAAAATGTTCTTTTCACCTGCTGTCCAGAAATAGGGTCGGTAGAGTACACAGGAACACTATTTAAGTGGTTCTCCATGCCTTCGCTAGTTAAATACATACCATAAAGTCCTTGTCTCATAAAAGCTTCGTTAGAGTTAATTGTGTGATAAGGTATAGAACCAGTGTATTGTTCATTACCACTAACTGTTTGCATTACTCTACTAAACTCTGTGTGAAAAGCTTTTTCATTTTTACTAAGAGTAGTCGTGTCTTTTTTCAAAACTATGTATTCAGAACCATCTTTATCAGTTCTCATTTCGTAAACGTTTTTGTAAATCTCTTTATTCAGGTCTCCCTTAAACCAAAGTTTTACATACTCTACAGCTCCTACTTTTTTATAAAAGTCTGCTTTTAAGCTTTTAGCAATTACCTTAATTGGTCTAGCCTGCTTAGAGTATTCTTGCGTAAACTTAAAGTACTGCTCTTCAACAGTTCTAGTCATAGCTTGCACGTCTGGGTTGTTTGTGTCTACGTCATTAGACATTAGCCACTTTTTAAAGAAAGATACATCGCCTTCGTTAGCTCCAGCATATCCTTCAGGATTTAAAGCCATCTGTTCGTCTCTTGCTTTTTGTGCAATAAGAATAGATATTTCTTTTGTTATAGCGTTCTTTCCTACTTTCTCTAAAGAGTCGTCTGTAGAAATAGCTACAGCAGTACCCATAAGTTCTTCTTTAGTAAACTTAGACATATTAGAAAGAGAAAATTCATTTTTGTTGTCAAGCAAAGAGTCTATAAACTTTTTAGAGTTTTTAAGTTTTCTAAATTCTTTTTCTACTTCCTGAGAGATAGTGTCGTTTTTCATTAAAGACTTTTTCAAACCTCTAGCTTCAAAGTATTCTTCTAAAGTCATGTCTTGATTAAAGCTTCTTAAAGCAGAATCATTAATGACCTTTCTTCTCATAATCCTATCGCCCTTTTTTTTTAATGTTTCTGCTAAAACTATTGCAGAGTCTTTACCAGGAGGAGGTGTTGGTGTAGTTTCTACTGTGTCTGCTTTTTTAATCCACTGAGAAGGATTGTTATTATCAACAATAGATTTTAAATCAATATAATGCAATTCTTTGTTAAACATTATTGGAGCAATATCAATACCTCCTTCTATAATAGACTTAACTTTTTCTATGTCAAAAACTAAATTGTCTCCTTCTCTTGTAAATAACATATCAACAATATTCTTATTGCTTGATGTTAATTTTTGATACGGTATGTTTGCAAGTTTAAAAACTCCGTTAGATTCAATAAATTTTAAAAAGTCTTGATTGCTTTGTATGGCTTCTTTTATTTCAGGCGACAAAACATCATTTCCAAAGTATACATTGGGAACGGAATAAACATTGCTTCTAGCTGCACTAAGAACGTCTGCCCTACTAAGAGCAAGCCCTTTATTTATTTTTTCAGCAGTTAAGCTTTCGTTAATTTTATTAACTATAGACTTAGGCATAACAGACAATAATGAGTT